ATCGGTTGTTACTCCTCCTATTCCTGTTGTCGATACTCCTATTCCTGTTGTCGATACTCCTATTCCTGTTGTCGATACTCCTATTCCTGTTGTCGATACTCCTATTCCTGTTGTCGATACTCCTATTTCTCTTGCTGATTTAGAAATCTATAAGGAGGATGATGAAGAAGAAGAAGAGGAGGAGAAAGAGGGAAAGGTGTTGGAGGATGTAGAGGGAAAGGAAGAGGAAGAGGAAGAGGGAAAGGAGGAGGAAGAGGAAGAAGAAGAGGAAGAGAAGGTGATTGAAGTTATTGTTCAAAAAAAGGAACGCAAACCCAGAGAACCCAAAGAAAAAGTTCCCAAATTAAATTCAAAGGAATATTCACTTCAAGTTTTTGGACATTATTTTGTTCAAAAATTAAAAAATCAAGACCTTCTTTCCCCTGAAATTGAACAATTGTTATTGACGGAATTGGGCATTCTTGACACTCATATTTCTGACCAAATTCACTTTTATTCCACTTTTATTCAAAATTCTAAAGTTGAAAAGGAAAAGTTAAATCTTATTTTATATCCCAAAAAATCAAAATCCACCAAACCTACCAAAAAACACATCCCTATTGACGATGTTGTTCACGGAAATATACAAGACTAAGTTTATTATAATGTAAAATTTGTTGTAATGTAAAAATATAAGTAAAACCTTTTTTCTATATTGTGTTATTAGTCGAGCTTTCCACAAAGTAGCCTTTGTTCTTCCTCTAAAAATGAATTCGATGGTGGTAAAAAGAAAGATACAAAATCCGTTGCCAGTCCAACAACCAAATCCAAAACACTATCAACTTCGGGATACAATGCTTTTATTTTATGTAGTAGGGTTGAACACGTATTATCTTCTGGCTGATAATACAGTATTTTCGTAAGATGCGCAAATACTTTTTTTGCGTAAGAATAGTATTTGATTTGTTTGTCTCTTAATTTTGGCAATAACATATTTGCTGCAATTATACAGACACGATATTTCATACCCCAGAGCCCGTCTTCATCATGCAACGCTTTAATCATACTTTTAATGCTATCGTCATATTCATCAAATGTAGTTGATAACTTACGTAAAGTCAATGCCGCCTCTACTCTCTCGGTTGAGAAATAGGCGGAGCTTTCAAGTATCTTACATAAATGATATGTATCCGTTATTTGTCTGATTTGTTCTTCACAGCAAATTCGTCGCCCTGTCATTTGTTTTTGTTTATTTTATCTGATAGAGAATCTACAAATCAATTTTACGTAAGAACGACAATTTTCTTCTTTCCAAATAAAATTGATATTAAATGTATAATATGTATATCCAAAATGGATGAAATTAGATGTAGTGGAGTTTGTGAAAAAATGTTCATACCAATAAAAAAAACAAGTCATACATGTGCTCAATGTATACAATTTTTCAAAATAAATTGTTGTGTAGAATTGTGCAAAGAAAAACGAACTATTGAAAATTCATTTTGTTGGAGACATCAAGATTCACATTCTGATACAAATCGAAAAATGTGCACCAATTCAAATGGTGGTTCATGTAGAGAACGATTACTTCTATCTGATGCAAATAAAACATGTAACACATGTAGAGAAAAAGATAGAAATAGCACAAATAAACGAAATAGAATTAGAAAAGAAACATATCCACCATATGATGAACAAAATAATAAATTATGTGTTCGATGTTTTAAATATTTTAATGTAGAACAATTTATTGGTGAAAAGGGTGACGTAATTGGATGTAAGGCATGTCGAGATAAAGATAAGAAATGTGATGCAACAAGAGACCATGAACATCGATTGGAAGTTGCTCGCAAAAATGACAAAAGCGATGCAAATATTTTGAGAAAAAAAGAATGGGAAACAAAAAATATCGATAAACGAAAAGGTTATTTTCAAAAAAGTAGAGCCAAATCTATTGTTACTGATTATAAAGGTTATTTAGAACGTAATGCAATTATGGCAGATAAATGGAGAAAAAACAACCCAGAAAAGGTTGCAGAATATTATGCTCGTAAAAAGAATGACGTAACTTTACGTTATAATGTGTACCTAATATCTGCTCGTGAAAAAAATATAGCGTTTGAACTGTCGCAAGAACAATTAACCGATATTATTTTACTTCCATGTGCATATTGCGGAATTATTCAGGACAAAGGATTTAATGGAATTGACCGAGTAGATTCTGCCAAAAATTATACGATAGATAATTGTGTTAGTTGTTGTGAAATGTGTAATATGTTAAAAGGTTCATTATCCGTAAATACATTTATAAAACGTATAGAACATATTTTAGCTTATCGCGGAATTACTGGAAATACACTATACCCAAATATGTTTATTAATCATGCTGGGTGTTCTTATATTTCGTGCGAATAATAAAAATTTACTTTTTGAAATAAATGAAAGTAGATTTGATGAATTACAAAGGCAAGATTGCTATATATGCGGTAAAGTTTCTTCCGATATACACACAAATGGAATTGATAGAATTGATAATAGTCTTGGTTATATTGAGTCGAATATAGCAACATGTTGTGGAGAATGTAATATTATGAAACGCCATTATTCATTAACTGAAATGATGGATAAATGTATATTAATTGTTTGTTATGAAAATACAAAAAATACAGAATGTGAATTAGTAGAAGCAGAAGCAAATGTGCAATTAAAAATAGATTATAGTTGTCAAAGTAATGAAAAAATAATTACAAAAAATCATGAAAAATTAACAAAAGAACATAACAAATATAAAAATGCGCGGAAGGCAAATACATTTAAAAATTCGGAAGAAATACTAAAAAAATGATAAAACTATGTATTATAATTCGTTCCATATCGTTATGGCATGAATTTTTTTTATTGTTAACGTTTTTTTTATTTTTTATTATTGTTAATAAAATTTTATATATAACAAATAGCAAATATGATGTATCTAATTGGAATAGGCGCTCAACTACCCCTAATTTTCACTAGGGGGATGGACTGTATCTTAAGCAGACTCCGGTTGCTTACACCTTCATCATCTACCGACTACCGTTCAGTCTCTGACGGCAAACCATGGACTAGCAAATCGTCTTTAGGTTTTAACCATGCGGATCGTCCAATCTTTAACATTATTACAATACCCAAGTTCTATTCTTGGCCATGTGCAGATTTCTCATACACACTTTGTAGTTAAAGCTCTAAGGAGTTCCCCGAACAACAAGTAATCTTGCAAGGAATTCAATTCCTCACTAACAACCGACTAATAATACAGGAGTCAAACCGAGGTTATCCGCAAACATTGCCTGTTTGTTTGCAGCGTGTTGTTTTTCTGCGCCATTATTGATAATTGTTAATAACATCTTTACGAAAAAGAAAATTATATGTTCCAAAAAATCAACGTTAACGCCAGCCATTCCAGACATTACTCTTAAGATATTATAATTGACTGCATATACTCGAACTTTGGCAGTTGCAGTTCCGGCAACAGTTCCCGATGAAAGGACCAATTGTAGAACAGCGTTGTCAATTCGAGAGAAATTGCAGGACCCGCTTGGCTGGTGTTCCTCAGGGCGTAGCGCAAAGGAATACACATTAATACCAGTATCAGGGTTACGGGTGTGGTGTTGATATGGTTGACACACATCAAAGTATGAACCTTCACGTTCAGTGAAACGGTCTTGTCCATTCAACTGCAGTTTGGCAGTCACGCAAGGATTTTCACCCCAGCAGTGCATGTCCAAAGCGGTTTCTGACAGAACGAACGTTCCTGCATCGGACACATAGGAACCCGTTGGATTGCCTCCATTTGCAGGGTCAAAGGGCGCATAGTTTGTAGCACTGTCCCAGTCGGAAGTGGCGGAAATGTTCTGGACATCACCCGCACCCGCCATTTGGAAAAGACCAGATGCAGTAATGACCGAGTTCATTCCGGCAGTTTCAGCAGGACCTCCGAATGCGTGGATAGCGTTCGGCAACGCATCAATCGCATCGGTATAGTTGAAAGGCTGGGCTCCGAGGGTCTTGAACAGAACCGACCCGTTCTCCAAGGAGGCACAGTAATCAACGTTGGCATCCGGCTGAACAACCCAGATGAGTTCTTTACATGGGTGATTGAAATTCAACTTGATTTTATTGGCAGACGAACCGACGGATTCATCACCAGTGAATTGCAGTTGTTCAATCAGATATTCATGGGGGTTTTGTGCCATTTTACGACGTTCATCCGTGTCCAAGAAGATGTAGTCGATGTAAAGGGATGCAGCAACCAAGGACTGTTGATAGGCGGAAGTGACCGATGCCACACCCGAGTATCCAGCTTGGAGAGTCTTGACTGCCCACAAACATTCACCGATAGGACGGAAATCGATGTTAATTTTAACTTCGTGATACTGTAAGGCAATAAGAGGCAATGCAAGTCCGGGGTTTCGGCAAAACCAAAATAACAGAGGCACATAAAGGGTGGTTTCAGGAAGTGCGTTACGAGGAGCACACACTTGAGAAGGTCCACCGGAGGATGCGCAAGGACCGGTAATATTGGCAAAGGTTGGGTCTGTAATATAGGTCAATTGGGTGGTGTTACCAATAAGCTTGAAGTAACCACGAAGTTGCTCCGAAGTCTGGGTCAATTGATTCCAGATATGCATCCAGTCACCGTATTGACGGTCAATGCGTTGTCCACCAATTTCGACTTCAACTTGGGCGATGATTTGTTCTCCGATGAAATCCAACCAACGAGCATACACACCGTCGTTATATGTTCCCGAGGTAGGAACCATCGACTGATTAATTTCGGGCAAGGTTAATTGGAGATAGGTGCGGTATGCCAAATCACCATTTCTGGAAATAGTACAGGTTACGCGACGACCGAAATCGGCTTGACCATTGAATGTCTGTTCAATGGATTCCATCGCGAAGTTCGTGTGGCGTCGGTAAGACACCTTCCAGAAAGTAATGTCTGGTGTTCCCGTTAGGAACACATCTTGTGCGCCATAGGCGACTAGTTGCATCACGTTTTATGCGTAAACAGCGAAGAATATCCGCCATTTACGCATAAATACCAGAGTATAAACTATAAGGCATTTCCTCCTTATATCCTCCCTGTGCGTTTTTAATCGGCACAGCACTCTCTCGAGTGGGTCTAGACTTTATCTTAAGCGGTCATTAGCACTTGTCAAATGCTTCTCGCCCATCCACGTCAAGTCGTTGAGGTTCGACCATATCCTAACATAACGGACACAGGTCGCTACCTGCGGATTGCCCTATAATATATACATTTTTACTATACCCAAAGTAGTTAGCTTTGGCCACTAGGATGTTTCCAACATAGTTTAGTAGTATATACTTTCAGGGTGTTCCCGCATATTGGAGATGTTGCCATTACGATACAATATAAATATTGTATTTATAATGACTTGCCCTGCTTTTGACAGAACACGCCCCTGATGCTTTTTGAGGCTCCTCCCATTTTGGTGTTATAGTATGCCTAAAGATATTATCCGCCAGATGAACCAATCTTGCCTACATTTGTTTTTTATTATGCGTTTTCGGCAATTAATTGTATCACATTGTAGGCAATTCATTTATTGGACGTGATGAACATCAGCCAAACTATATACAGTGATTTGGTATATGTTTACACATATCCAAGAAACAATATAAAGACGTAACACAATAATATGTATATTATGACAACTCTTTCTTCTTCTTCCGCTTCCGCTTTATCAGCGCCTCTTCCGATACTTAATATTGTGCATTTGATTGAGAAAAATCCGATTATGAGATTTCAAAACAACACATATCAGAACAAACTTATCCAAAAAATACAACAAAACTTTACCGAATCACACCAACAACTATTTATTGGTAGTTTTTACTGCTATTTAAACTACACGAAAACAGATTTTGTTATTGATTTGGATAATATTTGGAAATGGTTGGGATTTACAAGAAAAGACCACTGTAAAAGATTGTTGGAAAAATATTTTATAATAAATATTGATTATATAGTTAGCGCTCCACCGATCGGTGGAGCGTTCTTTTCGGACAATAAGGTCGAAAAAGCTGCTCCCCCGATCGGGGGAGCAGCTTTTTCGGAAGACAAAATAAATAAGGGTGGAGCTGGTATAAATAAAGAACGAGTGCTTTTAAGCGTAAATACTTTTAAAAAATTATGCATAAAATCAAATACAAAAAAGGCGGACGAAATTCATGATTATTTTATCAAATTAGAAGAAACCATACAAGAAGTCATTAATGAAGAAAGTTATGAATTACAACTTCAATTGTTACAGTCCAAAGAACAAATCCAACGTCACGAAAAACATGAAAAACAACAAGTATGTGCTTTTGATAAATTACAACAAAGTAAAGTTCTTGAAAAACACAATATGTTATTACGAGAATTTGCAAATAAAGGTTCTATTGTATATGTGGTTAAAATTAAAACATTTCACGATGGTAAATACATAATTAAAATTGGAGAGAGCCGGCGTGGAATAGAACAACGATATAACGAACATAAATCGCATTATGATGAGTGTATGATTTTGGATTGTTATTCAGTTACACATAGCAAAGATTTTGAATCCTTTTTACATCATACCCCCATTATACAAAATAATAAAGTCACTAATTTATCTGGTCACGAAACAGAGAATGAATTGTTTTTGATAGGAACCGATTTGACATATGGTATGGTAACAAATATAATCAATACGCACATTCGACAATTTAACTCTCCTTATGGAATAGAAGATATTGAAAATATTATAATAAAGTGTTTATCGAATCAATCGATACATCCGCCGTCAAACAATGATCTGGCTGAAATAGTTATTCAAAACAAAATACTTCTAACAAAAATGCAAGGATTAGAAACAAAAATCCAAGGTTTGGAGAAAACGATTCAAGAATTAAAATATTCGGTGGATAAAAGCCAATCCAAAATAACAACGGGATTTGGTGAAACGCATCCGAACATTGGTCCAAGAGTGCAGAAAATTCATCCAGACACATTACAATTGGTAAATGTATATGAATCCGCAAGTGATTGCATGAAAGAAAATAGTAATATTAAACGCCCCAGTTTATCAAAGGCTATTTTAGAAAACACTATATATTGTGGATTCAGATGGGCGAATGTCGACAGAGAGATGAATCCAAATATAATTTCAATTGAGCCAACCAAAATAACTCGCCAACAAAATTTGGATTATGTCGCAAAACTAAATCAAGAAAAAACACATATTGTTGCGTTGTATTTGGACCGAAAAACGGCATCTATAAAAAATAAATATCCAACGGACGCGTCGTTGGACACGGTCGTTAAAAAAGGCACACTATCAAATGGATATTATTATGTTTTATATGAGAATTGTAGCGACGACATGCGACAAATATTTGAACAAAAAATAGGGTCAAAACCTGTTTTATATAAAGACGGAATTGGTAAATACGATATAAACAACCGTTTGGTTCAGGAATACACGTCAAAATACAATTGCACCAAAATGGATATTATTAGTGAAAAGACACTGAAAAAGGCACTCAATGAAAATAAACCATATTGTGGATATTATTATAAACGTATTGTGGATAAATTATATCTTGGAAATGCGTAATTATCACATCATGTAAAGATATTATTTCGGCACACATATGAAAAGAAATATATTGTGTAAGCATCTTCCTCCATATTGTAACAATAATCAGCTCACTTCCTTTGTTGTTCAACTTATAAAAAATTGAAAATCTTTTTTTATAAGTATTTGTATTATTATAACCCTTACCCAAAGAAAACTCTTACCCCCCAAAAGATGCCTCTCGTAAAAAAATATACTTCATCAAAGTTAGAGGAGTCGATTGATAAACTAGGATTACAGCAATTTGATGTAAAGGCTGACGGAGATTGTCTATTTCACTCCTTGGTATTTTTGTTTAAAGACCAAACCGTTACATCAAAAGATATACGAAAGAAAATGGTTGATTATATATGTGAAAATAGTGAAATCTATGAGTATATTACAGTAATGGGAGGATATGGCGATAGAATGCATATTTTAAGAGAGGAACTGGAATATATTTCAAATCCAAAAACATACGATGTTCCAATATTTGATTTGTTTCCTGTGATAATAGCAAGTGCATTTCAGATAGAATTGCAAATATATCCTTGGCAATCAAACGATGAAAACGATATAGGAATAACCGAATGTGATATGGAATCGTATATGCCGTTAAACCCATCTGTGTATGTGCCTATTATAAAATTATTATATGTTGATGGAATTCACTATAAACCTATGGCATACGTTGGTGAAACCGACATGAAACTTCTTCCACCAGAAAAGAAAAAAAGACGAAAAAATTATTAGTGCGACTGTCCAACTAACAACTAACTTTAAATCAATATAGCGATAAGCCTACATATCATCGTCATGTTACGATTAATGCAAATAAATCGGTATGACCCACATATTCATCTTTTTTACATAAATAATAATTATTGATTGTATTATTTGTTTTATGTAGTTCAATTACATGCAACAATTCGTTTTTCCAGTCATATATATCTCTCAAAACATCATCTTGAATCATTCGCACAACCGAATACTGATTTGCATTTGCTTGTGTTTGTTTGTAATTGTCATTTTCTAATGTTTTTTCGGGAGAAGACCAATTGGATATTTGTTGAAAGTGTTGTGGTCCGTCCAATTCAATAATAATTTTTAATTCGGGAATGCAAAAGTCGAAGGGAAGATGATTTCTTTTTTTACACCAATCTTGTTTAAATTGCCGTTGAATAGTCGGAAAGATGGTAACGAGGTATTCATATAATTTTTGCTCGGTTTTATTAACACAATAGGGACACCAAGAATTTTTGCCAGAAATACTATTCAATGATGAGCTAAATTCGTGTGCACATTTGTCACATTCAAACCAAAAATTTTTATTTGATTGTTTAAATACATCGCGAGGACGCACTATATTTTTATCGCTCCAAAACTTGGATTTTTCATGGGATGAAAATGAATTGTTAAAACATACATTACAATCGTTATTTTCGCATAATTTTCGATTTGCACAATAGGGACACCACTGATTATTTTTGCCCGAAATATCTGCTAATCGTGAATTAAAAGAGTGTGTGCATTTGTCACATTCAAATAAATATTTTTTATCAGTTGATTTAAATATGTGACGAGGATGAACTTTATTTTTATCACTCCAAAACTTGGATTTTTCATGGGATGAAAATGAATTGTTAAAACATACATTACAATCGTTATTTTCACATAATTTTTGATTTGCACAATAGGGACACCACTGATTATTTTTGCTCGAAATATTAGCTAATTGTGAGCTAAATGTATGTGTGCATTTGTCACATTCAAACCAATATTTTTTATTTGATTGTTTAAATACATCGCGAGGACGCACTATATTTTTATCGCTCCAAAACTTGGATTTTTCATGGGATGAAAATGATTTATCGAATGGAATAATATTCATATATTTAATACAAATAGCCATCAAATATAAGTCAATTTTCTTCCAACAAAAATATGTGGCGTTTAAAATATAAAAAGGTAAAACCGTCTATATATAAAAACAATGGAACATATTGACCGAGTTTTTTACATAAATTTAGATAAGCGTCCAGACCGAAATATATCCATCCAATACGAACTGTCTCGAATGGGAATTCCTTCACACAAAATTGAGAGATTTTCTGCTTTTGAATATGGACAAATAGGATGCGCCATGTCACATAAACGAGTGCTCCAAATCGCCCAAGAACGGGGATACAAAAACATTTTTATTTTTGAAGACGATTTTCAATTTACGGTATCTTCTGACCAATTTAAAAAAGAATTATCGACATTTTTCGAGAAATCCTATAGTCGAAATTTTCAGGTGCTTATGTGTAACTATTTATGTAAAAAATGCGTGCCATTGGACTCACAATTGAGTATTGCTCGTCAATGCAGTGATGCATCGGCATATCTGGCGAATTATACGGTATTTGCCCCGTTAATTCAAACATTGGAAGAAGGAAACCGGCTACTTTCGGAAACGGGCGAACACTGGAATTATATGAATGACCAAATATGGAAACGATTGCAAGATGATGGAACAAATAAGTGGTTCATGCTGAATAAACCGGTTGGAAAACAAAGCGACTCACAAAGCAATTTGGCAAATCAAACAACCTATATCTTTGTTTAGTTACATTATAAAATTATTACTTCACCTGAAATATTAATTGGTATTGTTACTGGATGTGTTGGTGGTGTTTTTGGATTAAATATCTATATAAATAATAGGATGGATATAATCGAAAATAAAATGGAAAAAAGATTTGAACAAATGGAAAGAAGATTTGAACAGAGTGAAAATAAAATGGAAAGAAGATTTGAACAGAGTGAAAATAAAATGGAACAAAGATTTGAACAAATGGAAAGAAGATTTGAACAAAAATTTGAACAGACGGAAAGAAAATTTGAACAAAAATTTGAACAAAATGAATTAAAAATGGATAAAATTATTGATATAATAAATAGAAAATCATGGTTTTAGAAATGTTAGCTATTATACTCCTCCAATTTTTATTAAATCTTGGCTTGTGCCATACATATAAAAATGCAACAATGCAAACATAAGCATTTTTTCACATCTAAATTCAGATTTAATTTTATAATAAAACACAATAGTTTCATTTTTTAATTCATCTCTCTCTTTTTGGATTTGGTCTCGGGGGTGGTTTTCTTTTTGGATTGTTTCTTTTTGGATTGTTAATGATTGAATAATATCGAGAGACGAGAATCCCTTTTCATACCATTCTGTAACAATATCGGTTATTTGGACGGGCGTTAAAACTTGATTCTCAAACCCCGACAATAGATTGCAATATGAACTACGCATGGACATGTAATATTGATGTAAATTTCCCATTTCCGGTAACGGCACACATATTTCACAAAATCGCGATAATATTGGATTCAATAGTTTATTTTTGTTCTCCACAATAATAAAAAATCGGGTATTATGACTAAACAGTTCAATGCATCTTCGCAATGCAGACTGTGCATCTACGGTAAGAAAATCGGCATTTAGCAAAATAATAGATTTGAACGCGACTTCCTCGCCCTTTTGAATATTGGTTTTTGCGAAAAATTTGAGTTCTTCTCGAATAAATTTGATGCCTTTTCCATGACAACAGTTTACAAATAAAACATTGTCTTTTATATGATTTTTATCGTGATAAATATCATTTATAAATCGATGCATTAATGTTTTTTTTCCACTTCCGGACGGACCATAAAAAATAATATGGGGAATTTTATTGTTATGTCGTAAAAAGGTCAGTTTTTTATATATGTTGTAATGAATGGTAGAATCAATTATATCGTTCATATTGTTATACGTGTATAAAATCTATTTTTTATCTTTTATCTTTATAGACAATGGATGTAAATATAAAAAATATTGTATTTACTGAAACCAATGCAAAAAAAGATAAACTGCAAAACAACCAACAACAAAACCAAAAAAAAGAGTTCAGTTCGCCCGTGTTAATAAATCGAGATGTGGTGCATACCGAAAAATGGGTGCATTCGACCGCAGATGAAGCGAAAGATGCATTGTTGTTACTACATAATAATCCAACTATACAAGGGTCAGCGCCTTTGGCAATCGTCGAATTACTTCGTAATCAGATTCAACAAAAATTATATGGATATAGAGCACAAGATATAGAAAAACATGTGTGGTCGGAAATTCAATTTATTTCTTTTGATAAAACAGTTGAAAAACTCATTGGTTCAAATCTGATTTGTTATTACTGTAAAGAGCCCGTATTATTATTATATGAAATTCGAAGAGACCCGAAACAATGGACACTGGAACGAATCGACAATAAATACGGACATTGGACGGACAATATTGAGATTGCGTGTTTGGCATGCAATATTCGTAGACGAGTCATGCAAACGGAGAGATATATGATGACAAAACAAATTATGCGATATCCAGTCATAAAAATGGACTAATATAAATAATATAGTATTGTATTTTATAATGAAAGAAGATATAAATAATATAGTATTGTATTTTATAATGAAAGAAGATATAACTAATAGATTATCTAATCGTTTTTTTCAAGAACACAAACCTGATATAGATGTCGAAGCATGGAACTGGATGGTAAAAGAGACCCAACGAGGCTTTAAAAATAAGTTTCATGAAGAGAGACGAATATTATTATTTAATAAATTAAAATATGAAATTATGTTTAATTTGTATGATGGAAACATAAAAATGAATAAACAGATAGATAATGATATGAAAATGTATATGAATATTCGCCAAATACCATATACACCAGTATAGGTCCAATATCTTCATATGTCGAGTATATTTTCGTCATTATGCGTCTCCCCAAAGGGACCTTTGGGGAGACACGGTCTACGACAAATAAACATAGGGATTCAAGAAAATTGAATGTAAAAATCCTCTATTTTATATTAAACACACATGTCTTCTTTCAAAATAAATCTGGACCAAATCAATCAAAAGTCGGATGATTACTTGATAAAAATGAAAGAAAGTTTAAAAAATAAATATATGGAAACGATAGCCTCTCCAAACGGTTTAACCTCTCCAAACGGTTTAACCTCGCCAAACGAATTCTTGGAATTTCTGTTTGAATATGAAAAACAAGTATTCGACCCGTCCGAGTTTGCTCCTTTAAAACGCGAACGAAGTAAAAACACGGTTCCATTAGTCAATCGGTGTTGCGGAAAACGTTCGGACGGTTCACAATGCACGCACCGAAAAGTAAAAGAAACGAATTTTTGCGGAACACATATGAAAAACTTATCCTATGGAAGCGTGGACCCGGTGTTATCCAATGAATCTTTATTGGGAGAAAAGGGTGAAACGGAATGTCATCGACTGCTAACATATGCGCGAGAAATTCGCGGTATTTGTTATTATATAGATGAATTTAATAATGTATATCGAACCGAAGATATTGTAAATAATATGGAAAATCCTCGTATTATTGCGAAATGTATTATTGATGCAGAGGGCGAATATCATATACCGGCTCTCGGAATATAACAAAAGACTTTTTATCCAGAAACAAATACTTCTTTATCCAGAAACCCAGAAACAAATACTTCTTTATCCAGAAACACCCGAAAATAGAAACCCGTTATTTATATCCGTAGATGGACTGCTTGTTATAATACAATTGGATGAATTTATCGTAGTAAAATTACCGACCATTCCCGAAACTATATTTGTATATGAATAATTGGGAGCTAAATTTGTAGTAATAGTTAATCCGACTTGAACTTTAATGTCATAGATAAATCCCGGTTGGGTAAATAAAAACAAATTTCCGACCAAGAGCGTTCCACTGAAAAATGTCGCCGAAAAATTCGCTGACTGATTTTGCACATTTAATACCAAAGGCAAAAAGTCGGATTGAACAATGGGCGCAATGGTTTGTGATGGATTTGCGTTCGGGTCATTACTACTGATAAGAGTGGAATCGTAGTACACATATACATATATATTTGAAATAGATACGACAATTTGATTTCCGTTTGGTGGTTGATTCGTAATATTATAGTTTTTAACAATCGCTCCTCCCTGTAATGAAATACCGACGGGAGAAGTGAATTGAAAATAATATGTATTATTTGTTATATTATTTTGAATATACAATGTAAAATATTCGGTTAATAGGTTTATAAGAATGTCATTTGTTGTATATGTCGACCATGGCAAAGTATCATTCGGATTAATAATTCCGTAATTGCGAACATTAAATGCATAATTATAGAGAGGTATCGTTGGGTCGTAATTCAATAAAATAACGGGTCCGGGCACATCACATGACGAAGTCGGTGTGGCGAGGAGTTCATCGGCAACACATTGCACAATACCATTTGAAATATCGACCAGAGTTTGTTGAGATATTCGGTTGTTTCCGGAGACGAGTTGTGCATATAATTCGGCTTTTGTGAAATTATTTGTTTTTGTATTGGTCGCATTGGCTTTATATTTAAGAATTTCGGTTTTACGACGCATATCCAATTGAAATTGTGTGTATTGTGGATATGGACTAACTGGGTTAAATCGGACAGGAGGAGGAATAAGCAGTTGTCGCCGAGCGCGCTGTAGACAAATATCGGTCATATTGTAATAAATAGACGATTGATTGGACATGTATTATATGTATGATATAATATATATATATGCAAAACAATAGACCATTTTTTATGGAACAGCATCCGCAAAACTCGTCGTCGTCGACAAAAAGAAGTGCATCGTCGTCGAGTTCATCGTCATCAGAAAAAAACTCATCCTCAACAACGGAAACAAGTGATTTGGTAATTACGCGAGAAAATGAAGAAATCCTTTATTCGCATTTTAAAGATACCTATTCCGACTTATCTATTTTAACGATGAACGGGTGTTCTATTTCATCTCTCCCCCTATTACCCGAAAAACTCATTCTAATAAATATTTACAACTGTTCAAATCTTACATATATACACGCCAACACTATTCCAAAAAGTGTTACTTTTTTAGAAATAGTTCGATGTCCTAAACTGAGTAAATTGGATATTAAAGATAGCAATATTGATACGTTACATTTAGAGGGGATAACAATTCCTACATTAGACCAATTTCCGGATTCACTTAAAATACTATCCATAACAAAATCGGATGATAATCGCGCAAATATTCGGCAACATAATAATATTATAACGCATATAAAAAACATTAAAAATCTTCCTGATGGATTAAACGAATTGGAGATTATTGGATTGAATGTGTGGATCGACCGATTTCCGGAAAACGTATCAAAATTAACATTGACTGGGAGTCAATATGAACAAAATGTTCAGCAGTTGTTTAAAATGCAAAGAACAAAGAAAGACAAAAAAACCTTTTTAAAAAAGGTAAATGATTATTTGGCAATTTCGGGAAATTTTGCGAACGCCTCTCCATTATCCTCCTCCTCGGAAGAAGAAGAACCAATTATGTTTTATGAAGATAGAGGACCGAATAAAAAACGTCCATTACAGGATACAGGTATAAAAATAAAGAAAACTCGCGCAAAAAAACATGCAGAAGCAGTAGCTGAAGCAGAAGAAATTCCTTTAGTAACACATGTAAGTCCTGTTTCAGAAGAAGGTTATGATTATTATTTGGATGAAAATGGCAATCGAGTAAATGTGCCATTAATGACAGAAGGAGTTGGAGAACGTATTAATACAAAACCATATTCGGCAGGACGTAAAAAACAAAATTATAAAACTAAAACAAATAAACGAATAAAAAAGAACAAGACAAAGACAAATAAAAGAAGAAACGCCTAATTTCACTTAGAAATCTTGAAAATATAATTTCCAAACATATATATATAATATGGTACGTTGTCCAAATGGAAGTCATAGAAATAAAAAAACAGGTGAGTGTGATAAAAAGGAACAACCCAAACCACAAGAAAAACAACCACAAGAAAAACAACCACAAGAAAAACCGCAAAAAAAACAACAACAACAAGAAAAACCGCAACCACAACAACAAGAAAAACCGCAACCACAACCACAAGAAAAACAAAAAATAAAACGATGTCCAAATGGAACTCGAAAAAATAAAAAAACTGGTAACTGTGACAAAACGGAACAAGTGAATCCGGTTTATCCAATCCATGTCACACCCGTGTTCGAATTCCCGTTCGAGGGTCAAACTTTTCATCCAGCTCAAAAAGCTACCTCTGTAGAAAAAGAACAACAACAACAACAACAACAACAAAAAGAAAACCACCGACAACAACCACAACAACCACAACAACCCCGCCAACAACAACAACAACAACAACAACAAAAAGATACATCTGAAGAAACTCGTTTGCGTTCAATATGTCCGGATAGTGATTATTGCATTGGATTTGGGAAAGAACTTGAACGCATCCGCGCATTTTATGACAATTTCGATTTTAAATATGTAGATGTAACAAAAATAAAACGTTTAGGCGCTCCCTCAAAAAATGGATTTGTAAATGAATTTGTGTATAATAAAAACGGATACGAAACACATACTGTTCTTAAATCAAGCACAAAAGTGACATCGGACAATTTATTTTATGAAGGATTGGTCGGTAAATACATTAATAAACAGGCTCTATTTTTTCCATGTTTTATTGATACATACAAAGTGTGTATGCATAACCGATACGACCAAATGGACTATTTAAAAACAGATGTGCCATTACGTTCTCGACTGGAACTATTCGATAAAAATATTGATTCCGAAACGTATGAATCTCTAATGAAAATAAATGAACCAAACATAAAAGTATCATGTACTAGTTCGAGGCGAATGTGTATATTAAATCAACACATTAAACGAGCAGTTTCATTTGATACGTTCTTAACGAATAGTTCCGATAGATATTATTGTTACGGCACATTAATTCAACATTTATTTCAAGTATACGCGCCTCTCTCAACATTAATGCATGAATATACCCATTACGACCTTCACGCCGAGAATGTTTTGTTGTATAATCCAACGGTTGCAGGAGATAAATATATGGTAATGAAATATCATAATACGGATGGAACTATCACCGAATTCAAGACATTTGAAATTGCGAAAATAATAGATTACGGTCGGTCCTTTTTCAATGATAAAACGGAAACTCCAAAAATCACATCAAGCAAAATATTAGATAAAGTAATAACGGAACGGGCGTGTCAGATGTACAGTTTAGGAACTGAATGTGGATATAGTATTTTACACGGTGAAGAATATCCGGGAAGTTTTCATTATATATCTTCAAATAAACGAAATGTGTCGCACGATTTACGATTGTTAAGTACTGTAGCTTTTGTTATTACTTTCCCGATATATACAGATATTGGTAAGATATGTAATAATACTGTATATGATGGTAATTATGGAACAAAGGAAATAATACATGAAAAACAGTTTGACACATTTGGAGATAAAATAAATAATGTAATGGATGCATATTTGGCAATAAAACGGTTGATAGATACATCTATGTATTTTCGGGAATGTGAAACACACATATATGGAGGAAAAATACAATTGGGAACGATGGAAATTTGGTTAGACCGTTCCCGTCCAATGACATATACAGCTCTATAAACAAAATAAAATTATAATCATGATTTTAATTTTATAACATGTAAGGATTTGAAGACGATAAAACGATACAATAAAATCAAACGAATGTCGTCCTCTATTGAAATAATTCTTCTCTTCGTCTCCCTTGGAAAACACGGTCTGCCAAGGTATTAATGATATTGTGGCGGAATAACTGTTCCCGTTGGAATGGTTCGATGTCTGACCCGATTGTAATATGCCGTATCCGTCAATACTGGCGCAAACGATATAACTGGATTTTGTCCAGGAACAGACGAATACGCGCCTCCTTTGGAACGAAATGTGGTATATTGAGAATCGGTCGGCAATCCAAGAAGAGCTACGGGTGCGTGGTTTTGTGTACGAATTAAAGGACCACTTTGCCAACTGGGCGTTAAATTATTGTTTGGATTTGCCCGAACTTTTGGTGTAGTAACATATCCAGAATTACGAACACGAATAAGAGCATCTCGCGTCGTATTAATATCATTATGTTGCGCAAATTTGGTGGGGACACCTTGTAAATTTAGAGAGCCTTTTCCAATTGCATTGTATCTACGACGTTCTATTACCGTAGATGAATCGCGGTTTCCGAACCATTTTTTATTGACGACAGAAGAAGAGGTTCGTGTATATTCTTCGCGACTTTGTGCAAAAGTTGAACCGTCATTGTACATATCACGTTGAGGCATAGCTTTTACGGAAGAAAGAATACCATTGTTGATATTTTGAATAATAAAAGGTTGATTATCTGGAACGGCAGACATATTTTATTGTATTATACGGGTATTTTAATCTTTGAATCCTCTTGGTATTTTTTCATTTGACGCTCACAATATTCTTGTGTGGAATCTCGAATTATTTTTTTTATTTCCGGAGATATTTCAAGAGGAGGAGGAGGAGACGTAATGAAAACTTGTTTTATGGGTTGTTTTATTAAAAACATAATTTATATAATAAATTATATTTATCGTAGATTCATAACGCTCTTAGAATCCTCTCTGAACCGCCATTCGTGCGACAAAACTTCCGTTGCTCTTATCGCCAACTGCTGAAATATCATTGAACTGTTTATTGATAGCCCTTTGTTTTCTAAACGTCGTATAGTCGGAAGAATCGGCTACATATCGTACATTACATGAACTTGGCGGAATTCCAGTGCCGTCGCACATGTTTGGAATCGACCCAACTTTGTCTGAACCTTCTGGACGCACTAAATTAATTGGGTTGGGTCCTCCACAACTATAATTTTGACGACCTAAAAAATCTCCGGAATTATTTACTGCGCGAAACGGAGTTGTTATTCGACTATATACTTTTCCATTACTTCCTGTAACAGAACCAGTTGCATATTGACCGTTCCATGAATACTTTAAAATTTTACGTATATCGACAATTTCTGTATCTCGATATGATTTCGTGGTTTGAATTGTACTAAATCCGTTATATGGTCCTCCAAATACATTGGTAGCGGTTTGTGTATGAACAGACATTCTTATATACTACCAGATAAATAAATTTTTTTGACAAATTAAAATCTTTATCAAATTAAAATCTTTATCAAATTAAAATCTTTATCAAATTAAAATCTTTATCAAATTAAAAGAATGGAAAAATCAGAACAATGCATAGACGAAACAAAAGAAGAAATTCCAGAAGAAGAAAAAGAAACCCAAGAAAAAGAAATCCCAGAAGAAAAAGAAACCCCAGAAAAAGAAACAAATGCCTTAATAGATTTATCCATGGAACTTATGATGAATCGCCGTCAATACAACAAATATTTGGCAAATTCAAATCCAAGTCGTTTTCAAGAAAGACGTAGATATTTAGATAAAATAACCGGCATACGTGATAAAATTATTAGCATAACTACCGTTATGTTAAATCCAGACACTGACGGAGGACGTAGTATATATAGTGCATCTTTATGTGATGAATTTGAATCATTTGCACGTAAATGTATGGAACATCTTCAAAATTCAAACGATGATTTTGTTGATATTCTTTTCGACCAAGTCAATAGATAAAATATGCGTATATAGTAATGCAACGATATACGCGTAAAAGCACACAGATAAAACAAAAACAGATAAAACAGATAAAACAAAAACAGATAAAGAGACACATCCAAAAAACATCTAAATGTAGTCCGGCGGTAGAAGGAAAAACAATACAATCATCATGCTATACAAAAGATGTTTTACAAAAAATATGTGGTGCGTATAATCAAAAACATCCGACCGAACCAATATTATGTCGAATTCCTCCAAATGATTTATGGAAACAGTTAAAGCAACGATTGCAAACATCTCCCGATTGTTGGATGAATGAACTTCCGGTATCTTTAAAACAATCTATAAAAAAGTATATTTTTAAACCAAAACAGCCTCCCGAATGGAAACGTAATCATAAGGCATGGTTATCGAACATTGACATATTAAATGTATTAAAACAATTTGAAGAAAAAACGCCCACATTTTGTTTTATCGGTCCAACCTCCATTGATTTTGACGCGAAACCGGCAAATTTTGGAGGGTCGTGTGTAGAACAAGAATTGTGTCAATTTTCATTGCAAAAAATGAAAGAGCGAGGGAACACTTCCGTTGGTATTATTTTTAATTTAGACCGACATGACCAAAAGGGGTCGCATTGGGTATCTATGTTTATTGATATATTTGAACCAACTATTTATTTTTTTGATAGTGCGGGTTCGTGCAAAGAAGATGGACATATGCCGGATGAAATTCGTATATTTAAAGAGCGAATTTTAAAAGAGGCGAATGATGCGAATATACAAGAACAAAAACAAAAACCACCACAACAAGAACAAAAAGAACAATTATTAGAAAAACATCCTAATAAAATGAAATACATGACAAATTCAATTCGGCATCAGAGAGGAGGTTCCGAATGTGGAATGTATAGTTTATATTTTATTATTTGTATGTTAAATTCAAAACATCGCCGTAACACATTTAACGAAATATTTAATACCAAACGAATTTCGGATGAAACGGTTGAATCATATAGAGATATTTATTTCGATTTACAATGAATACTTGGACAAATGTTTCGAGTAATACTTATATATTGCGTTGATTCAAAATCCCACACAACGTAGAACATTTTTGTAGATAAAAGAAAAAATGTCCTCAAATAGAATAAGACAAATGTTTAGTATAATGTGTGTGTAATATATATAGAAGATTATGCGTTTAATAAAAAGACAAAACACAAATACCAGAAGACATACAAGAAGACAAAAAACAACTACAAAAACAACTACAAGAAGACGTAGACAACCTATATTGAAAGGAGGCTCAATGCATTTGCTACCTTGGATCGATGAGAGAAAACTAAATTGGAAAGAATTATCAGCAAATCCAAATGCGATATCTATATTGGAATTAAATCAAGAAAAAATAGACTGGAGCAGATTATCATCAAATCCAAATGCAATACATTTATTGAAAGAGAATACAGATAAAATAGACTGGGACAGATTATCAGGAAATCCAAATGCAATTCCTTTATTGGAAGCGAATAAAGACAAAATAGACTGGGAACAATTATCAACAAATCCAAATGCCATGTCTTTATTGGAAAAGAATAAAGACAAAATAGACTGGGACATATTATCAGAAAATCCAAACGCCATTTCTTTATTGGAAAAGAATCCAACAAAAATAGACTGGCATGCGTTATCGTTAAATCCAAATGCCATTTCTTTATTGGAAGAGAATCAAGGAGAGATAATCTGGTTTTTGTTATCAGCAAATCCAAACGCCATTCCTTTATTGGAAAAGCATCCAGAAAAAATATATTGGACAAATTTATCAGAAAATCCAAATGCAATACATTTATTGGAAGAGAATCCAGAAAAAATAAACTGGGACAGTTTATTACGAAATTCGAACGCCATTTCTTTATTGGAAAAGCATCCAGAAAAAATAAATTGGGACATTTTATCAGCAAATCCAAACGCCATTTCTTTATTGGAAGAGAATCCAACAAAAATAAATTGGTTTTGGTTATCAACGAATCCAAGTATTTTTACGGAGAATAATAGTAAAAATAGCATAACCAGAAAAATACGTTCTTCTCCCCTTTTTAAACGAACCTCTCCCATTCCCATAAAACGAACCTCTCCCATTCCCATAAAACGAACCTCTCCCCTTTTTAAACGAACCTCTCCCATTCCCATAAAACGAACCTCTCCCATTCCCATAAAACGAACCTCTCCTCTTTTTAAACATACATCTTCTTCTCCTGTTAAATCTTCTCCCAATTTTAAACGAACCTCTCCCACCGAATCAAATATACGTTCAATATGCCCCGATAGTGATTATTGCATTGGATTTGGAAAAGAAACCGATACGATTCGCGCATTTTACGACAATTTCGATTTTAAATATGTGGATGTAACAAAAATAAAACGTTTAGGAGCTCCTTCAGTAAATGGATTTGTAAATGAATTGGTGTATAATAAAAACGGATATGAAACACACACCGTTCTTAAATCCAGTTCAGAAGCGGATTCAGACAATTTATTTTATGAAGGTTTGGTCGGTAAATACATTAATAAACAGGTCCTATTTTTCCCTTGTTTTATAGAGACATATAAAATATGTGGACACCATACACATTTACAAACCATCGATTTACAAAAAAATCGACCATTGCATAACAAATTAGAATTTTTCGAAAAAAATATTAATTCTGAAACATATCAAGATTTAATGCAGTCGCCAGTTCCAAGTATAGAAACATCGTGTTTAGCCCCAACGGCAATGTGTATATTAATTCAACATATTAAACGGGCTTCTACAATTAGAGCAAGAATAGAACACGCGGATAGATATTATTGTTACGGCACATTAATTCAACATTTATTTCAAGTATATGCGCCTCTCTCAACATTGATGAATGAATATACCCATTACGACCTCCATGCCGAGAATGTCATCTTGTATAATCCAACGGTTGCCGGAGATAAATATATAGTAATGAAATATTATAACGATGATGGAACAACTACCGATTTCAAGACATTTGAAATTGCGAAAATAATAGATTACGGTCGGTCCTTTTTTTATGATAAAAAAGGACCCCCTCCGACTTCATCAAGCCGTATATTGAATTCCGTCATGGATACACCTGCATGTCAAACTAAAGATAATGGAAGTGATTGTGGATACAATATATTACATGATGAAGACACGCCCGGAAGTTTTTATTATATTTCGTCGAACAAACGAAATGCGTCACATGATTTGCGATTATTAAGCACTATTCAACAAATAATACAATTTTCAAAACAGTCGGAGTTTGGACAAGTTTTAAATGAACTTGTCTATTCACATTCTTTTGGAACAAAAGAATTATTACGAAAACAGTTTTCAACCTTGGGAGATAATATATACAATGTATCTGATGCATATGAGGCGATGAAATATTTAATTAACACATCGATATTGTTTAAGGAATGTGAAAAACATTTATTTTCGGGAAAAACCCAGTTGGGAACGATGGAAATTTGGTTAGACCGGTCACAACCGATGATATATACTCCGGTATAAGTATTATATGTGCATACAAATAAATGTTTCCTTTTTGGAAGGTTTTATTTCTTTCTCTTTTTTATTTTTTTTCGTTTTTATTAAAAACGATTGAAATAATGGATGGTTTAATTGTGATTGTGGTAGATGATTATGCGCGGTTCGGGCAATCATTTTATATAATTTAAAGTGTGGATATCTATCTTTTCCGGATTTCATGTATAATAAATGCTTGCCACAATCATCCAAACACCACTGATGAATTAAGTTTTGTAGAGGTGTCTTTTTTTTTAAAGAAGATAAATCGTCAATATCCATGAAAAAATCATACATTGAACAACCCAATCTACATAAATCAAAACTATAATTTGGTTCAACTATTGGTTTTCTGTTGTCATAATAATTATTTTCGCCATAAGGCGCGATAAAATTATATTGCGAATGTCCGTCTCCCAATTCGGCAAAACTATCACTACACATAAATAGGGGATTTTTGGTGTCGGCGTTAGAAATTGTATATATACTTCTTCCAAAATCAATTATTTTATATATACGTCCATGGGTAGGAACTTTATATGTATTTCCATCATAATAATACACAAAATGTGTAGCATCGGTAGATTTATATACAATATTATTTGTATGAAGGTCGTTATGTGTAAATTTAAAATGTTTTTGATACATAATCAATGTCATAATAATTTGAAATAAACAACTGGCGCATTCTTGTTCATTTAATGTATCATATAACAAAAGACTATCCAGAGTATCTTCGCATTTTTCGAGACATATCATTTGTGTGGGAAAATCATAAATATGAATATAAATAGGAATATCGTCGTTTTCTTCTTCATCATCTTCATCATCTTCGTCCTCCCAATTGTCTTCTTCTTCTTCTTCTTGGTCGATATCTTGGTCGCTTTCGTCCTCTCTATTAGTATTTACATTTTCGTCCTCTCTATTAGTATTTTTGTCATCGTTGTCTTCTTCATCTTCATCTTCATCGTCTGTATAATTTATTGAACTATTTGAAGTTACGGACTCACAATAATTCGTTTCATTTTTATATTTATGATTACGTTGAATATGTATTATATCGTCAGTAGATATATGTGTTTCCGTTAATGATATTTCTTTTATTTCGGATTCGGATTCTTTTAATTCGGATTCGGACCCCCCTACATCTGGTTCTTCTTTATCCAATGAAATTATATCATTTAAATAATCGGCATTCGATTCTGAAATTCTTAATTTCGGATTTGTGGATAATAAACATTCCATATTTTCCGCCGAAAATGTTTTGCCGGCTCTCTCTGAAAAAATAGGAAAACTTTGCAAATGCTCCAAATCATCGGCAATATTTAAACGAAAATTCTTTTTTATTCCTAAAAATGAACCGTAATATTCGGTGGCATGAGCAAATCCGTGAGTATAACGTAGCTGACTGCTAATACACGAAAAAAGACTATCAACATAGGATGAATTATGTATATTGTATAATTTTTTAAATGGTATTTGGTCGTTAGATTCACATGGAAGTGCCCGTATCGCATCATATCCAAAATCATCGTATTTACCCAAAAGATAACTGGATGGATCTAACAAAGGAGAGTATTTTATGAAAATATCTCGTTCAGAAATGATACCATGTTTATCAATAATATGTGTTTCATTCACAATCTGATTTGTAGGAACAATCACAGGTAATACTTGATATACGGGTAAATAAGCTTGCAAATTCTTCATATCGGGAAATGAATCTGAATTTATCATATGAATTTTATCTAAAGTCATCTTATTTGTATTAGGTATCATTTAATACAACATTTATGCATTTTTCTTTATAATTACAAACGCAAATTGGCGCAAAATAGTTAAAAAGAATATTACATAAATGTTAATATGCAACAAGATGCAATCGAACAAGAACAAGATGCAATCGAACAAGAACAAAATGCAATCGAACAAGAACAAAATGCAATCGAACAAGATGCAATGCATAATCAAGACAATATAACGATTTTTAATAAAGAATCTATTCATAATTCATCCATTATTGAATTAACCGTTACACCGGAGTGGTTCAAAGATGCGATACATAATGATACATCATTTCGTAGTTATACAAATATACGTGTATTGCGCATTAATGGGTGTAATTGGATTGGACTACAGTTACATTATTTGCCGGTGTCACTGGAAGAATTCTACTGCCACAACAATGGAATATCATTACTTCCGGAACTTCCTCCCACATTAAAAATATTCAACTGTTCGTATAATAATATAAGGTTTTTTCCAAAATTACCAAATACATTGGTAGAATTAAATTGTTCGCATAACAAATTAACATCTATGGAAAATCTTCCAAATTCATTGCAAGAATTATATTGCAATGGAAATAGACTTATAACTCTTTCGCATTTTCCGAAAGTGTTAAGAAAATTAAATTGTGATAATTGCGAACTACATACATTACAAAATTTACCTCCACTATTAGTGGAACTGTCTTGTTCGGGCAATCAACTGACTCATATATCGGAACTTCCTTCCAAATTAACGCGTTTTATTTGTTGTAGCAATCAATTTACCGAACTTCCGGAAATACCAAAAAGTATGCAAATAATACGATGTGGGACAAATTATATTGTTACATTGCCTCCTTTACAACATGTAACATGTTTGCATTATTTGGAATGTTCGGGCAATAAACTGGTTACACTTCCCGACCTCCCTGAAAATATCAAATCGTTGTATTGCTCACACAATATGCTGACTATTCTGCCATATCTATTGGCTACCGAATTATATACATTGGATTGTGCCTACAATAAGCTTGTTGCAATACCAAATTTACCGCCGAAATTACAGACACTATTTTGCAACAACAATCAAATCATATCGTTTCCCTTTTTACCGAATTCATTGATTGTATTTGAGTGTTATCACAACCCGATTTATTATGCATATGTAATCCCTTTAACAATGATTCCAAGAAGTTTATATAATTATGCAAAACGAATGGGATTTATGTAATGTCAGGTCCCAGATTTACCACAAATACAATATCGTCAAAACGTCCTTTCAATGGTCGTAAATCATACATGCCTATATATTTTCGCAATTCATCGGGAACCATTTGTCGTAATTCTTCCATCCACTCCCATGACGGAATATCTTCAATAATAAAAATACCATTTTTCGATAAATAAGGCACGTATAATTCAATCGCGCGTTTCATGGTTTCAAGTGTATGAGGACCATCGTCAATAATAATATCAAACGATTTCACTTTTTCACAAATATATTTCGCAAATTCGGAGGAATATGCGTCCGACTGATATAACTGAATACGAGATTTATTTTGAATTTCGTCCCATACATGATTGAATTCAATATCTACTCCGTAAATAGTCGAATTCGGAAAATAATCATGCCACAATTTGATACTTCCTCCAAAATTTACACCAATTTCCATGATATGTTGCGCGGAATACTGTCGTTGATGAAACCAACGATTATACAGTTCCAAATACGAGTGTGAAGTTCCTTTATCTGTATATGGATTATTATATGCGTTAAGACAAAACATAATAGTTATATATTTTTTTAGCTCTATATATTATAATGTCAAAAACACAAACAAAGAAAACAAAGGCAAGAGGTAGAAAAACAAGGACAAGAGGTAGAAAAACAAGGACAAGAGGAGGAGTAAATTTATGTAACAATAGTAATCCGTTTTTAGAAAGACCAAAAATTCAAATGAAGGGTGGATATGTAGATGTGCCAAGTTGGACAAATGACGGGTCAGTTCCTACTACTGCCTACTATCCATACAATACAAATATAGGAAATACACATGACCCGTTAGACCCATCGACTGTTATTAGCACGCGTTTATTACCAAATATGACATCTGGTGGAAAACGTACCAAGAAAAATAAAACAAATAAAAAACGACAAAGACAACGACAAAGACAACAAAAGCAAAGACAAAGAGGTGGATTGGCATTTTCAGATTTTATTCCGAATCAATTGTCACTTCCGACATCATCTATGGGAGCACTTAATTCGGCATCTACGATAACCGGACAACTACATTCACCGCAACAAACCACCAATGTTCTTCCTTCTGATGCTATATACAATTCACATTCGATAAATCCTTTAGGGAGTATGTATACATCTCAACAAATTCCAATCGTTTAATAAAATAGTTCTATAGAAAATTATATAAAATTGAATGCTTTTTATATATCATAATACAATATAGATAAACTGATAAAAGGGGCTTGTTGTTCGGTTAGCGGGAAAAAATATGAATTAGAAGTTTATAATATTGTAAAAAAATGTAAATTAAATAACAACGATTTTAACACACAAAAAGAAGATGAACTTGGTGGGTGTAATTCAAAAAATGATATTGAATGTATTATGGATAATGTTATTATTCCAATTGAAATAAAAAAATCAAAAACTCCCGATTGGATGCAATGTTCAATAAAATATAATTTTGAAAGTGAAAAATGGATAGGAAGTTATAAAAATAAAATACCAGACAAATCTAAAAATATATTTGAAGAATTAATATCAAATTCTATCTTATTTAATGGAAAAATACCACCATTTACGCTAAAAGATATAACACATGAAGAATGGTCACAAGTTAAAAAAGATACAACTGATTATAACGATACATATTTAGAATGTCCAAATGATACAATTAAAAAATTATATAGCGAAAAAGGTTGTTTTTATATACAAATTTCTGACAAAGGACTATATCATTTAGGAAATGATATATGTAATTTTGATATTCCTGAATTTGTATGTGAGCAACAATTAAGAATAAGAACTAAAATACATACAACAAAAAATACAAAGGGGTTTTGTAAATTATCGGTAACAATTTCTTGTAAACCAAAAAATATAAAAAATTTAGTTAAAAGCAATTATAGTTTAGATAATAATTCAAAATTACCTATAAATTTATTATATAGTGATTAATTTTGATAATATAATAATTTCTGATGAAGACTTTGTTTTATTCATTCCGTAACTCCAATTTACGTCTATTATTATATAATCCTTGTATAAATTTTTTATATATTCGCAATTATTATATGTTATAATCCAATTTTTTTTTGTTTTTATTAAATTAAATAACATTAGATGATTAAAATTTTCGTGCATATCGCCATTATTACCATAAAGTTTTGATTGTTTTTCTAAATAATATGGTGGGTCTAAAAATATTATTGTTTTTTCATTTGTAAAATTATTAATAAAATATTCAAAATCATAATTATATACATCTATATTTGAAAAGTCTAACATTTTGATTTTGTTTATAGATGAAGGTGTATAACGCTTTAAACTTGCCTCTTCCGAAAACCCACCAGATAATGTTGCTCCACTAAAAGAACATCTATTTATAATAAAATATTGTAATGATTGTTGTAGCATATTATCATTTAATTCAATTATTGTATTTCTATAATTTGTAAATTGTTCTTTTGAAACAGATGTTATATTATTTAATTTATCACATAATATATCTTTATTTGTTTTTATTTGTTTCCAAAAATTATATAAAGGTATGAATTTATCATTTACTATTAATTTGTGATTATATTTATTTTGAAAATAGAATTCAAATGAACCTCCACCAAAGAATGGCGAACATAATGTATCAAATTGTGTTACGTCAAAATGCTCTGTAATTACATTGTCTATTATTTTACACGCGCGAGTTTTTCCACCAGGATATCGTAATGGTGAAATATTATTTAGTATTAGTATATTTTCTTTATGAATAATTTTACTTTCAGGATTATTTTTATTAATCAAAATAATTAATTCTGATTTATTTTTTGATTTACACTTTGTAATTCCAAGTTCTTCACACTTTACTAAAAGTTTTGTTTTTGATAATTTGGTTAAATCCATTTCTTTAATATTATTATATTATTTAAATCAATTTTTAATAACCAACACCAAGGTAAAATTGATATTTGTTTTTTATTTATTTAACAAACAAATAAAATGACGGATTCTACCGTAACCAAATTGGATTTATCTTATCAAAATCTGACCGTTTTACCAGATTTATCTTTGTACACAAATTTACAAACATTAGATTGTCAAAACAATAAATTGACTTCTCTAACCAATCTTCCTCCGAATCTACAAACATTAGATTGTCAAAACAATCAATTGACTTCTCTTGAAAATCTTCCTCCGAATCTACAAACATTAGATTGTCAAAACAATCAATTGACTTCTCTAACCAATCTTCCTCCGAATCTACAAACATTAGATTGTCAAAACAATCAATTGACTTCTCTAACCAATCTTCCTCCGAATCTACAAACATTAGATTGTCAAAACAATCAATTGACTTCTCTAACCAATCTTCCTCCCACTTTACAACAATTAGATTGTTCTAATAATCAATTGACCTCTCTAACCAATCTTCCTCCCGATTTACAAGAATTACATTGCTCATCTAATCCACTTACTTCTCTGGATAATCTTCCCTCCAATTTACAAGATTTAGGTTGCGCAGAGACTCAACTCACTTCTCTTGATCACCTTCCTTCCACTTTACGAGAATTATATTGTGGAAATAATCAATTGACTTCTCTGGACAATCTTCCTATAACTTTACGAACATTACATTGTGACAATAATCAACTGACTTCTCTGGACAATATTCCTTTCAATTTACAAGAATTATTGTGTTCATTTAATCAACTAACTTCGCTGGATAATCTTCCTCCCACTTTACAAAAATTATGGTGTTGGAATAATCAACTGACTTCTCTGGACATTCTTCCTCCCAATTTACAAAAATTATGGTGTTCATTTAATCAACTCACTTCTCTGGACAATCTTCCTATAACTTTACAAAAATTATATTGTGGAAATAATCAACTGACTTCTCTGGACAATCTTCCTTTCAATTTACAAGAACTACAATGTGAAAATAATCAGATTACTTCTCTTGATAATCTTCCTCAAATAAAAAAAATCAAGTGTAATAACAATCCAATTTATACAATACATGGATTTGAACTTTCTATAAAAACAATTGAACAATACAATGAAATTAAACGATTGGAAAAAGAATGTTGTCCACTACTAAAATAATAATATCCGTAAAAGACGAAATACGAAAATTTCACGTCGGTCTAACTAAACATGGACGTAATTGTTTGTAATCGCAGTCGTTTATTGTTAATTTTAACTAAAAAGGGGTCAAATAACATTTGTTTAATATGCGTCGATGTTTCTTTTTCTCTTATTTTATTATAAATCTCCAAATCCCCGTCACATGCTTTATATGCATCCGACATCTTTTTGCGAAATGTTTTCAATAATCCCGTTTTCGCATTGTATTCCCATAATTTTTCAAGAATAAGTCCAAACAATTGTAATAATGGATTCATCAGTTGATTTGTAATATAATAGGCATAATCAATACGTATCTTTTTTTCATTTAACGCTATGAATTCCGGTGTTTCAATCCGGTCTCCCACAAGTGCCTTCGGATTTGCCGTTTCAATAAACGCATAACTTATTCGGTCACCGGGTTTTGGACGATTTCCAGGGTCGCGTTCGCCCACCCGATCCGCCAATACTTTATGTCCAATGGTTTTTGGATTTGCGTAATCCGAACGGAGAGATTTTGTAATGGTTAATTTATCAATAGGAACTTCTCCATCGACCAATTGTTGCAATGCAAATTGAAGTTTTTTCACGGCTTCACGAATAATATATTCTTCCGTTTGACCGTTTCCGATAAATATATTAAGAATTCCACCGTATGTATCTTTAAAATAATCACACGAATCACGTTTCTTAACTTGCAATCCCATAATCTTCAAATAACAGTCGGACAATTCCGTTTTAAATTCATACAACATTCCAAAGTATCGTTTTTTTGATACCAACCCGAAAGGCGTCAGTGTTTTTTCATAACATAATTCCATTGGAGACATTAGAAACATAGTACACATTTTCGAAAATTCTTGCGCCAGTTCAATCGTTATTTTTAACGCTTTTTTCCCCACAATTTTCTGTTTCGTAACGGGGTCTTCCAAATTAAATGTATAAAATACCGAATCTGTATCTCCGTATACATATTCTGACCGTGTATGCACCATTCCGTATTCTTTTGTTTGACAATCCGTGTCGGCATATATGGTTTCCACCATTTTTTTCACATACATAATCATCATTCTTCCCGTTGCCGTGGTTGAGGCGGCAATACTTTTTTCGTAAAAAGTGGATGTTTTTGCCCCACATTGCCCATAAATAGAATTGGCGGTCACTTTTAACGCCAATTGCCGTTGATTTAAAATATTCGCCATGAATTCATCTTTTTCGGTTTTTAAACGTTGGCGCGTCTGTTTTCGCGCAGCCAATATTTCTTCCAAAATAGTCGGCAATACGCCCTTTTTTCCGTCGGGGAATTGCGCCCACCGACAAGTCATTTTTCCGGAAATAATCTTTTTTGCGTGTTTTGATGTCGGATTTTTTTTAATATAGGAATATGTATCAAAGGTAGTATTAATATACTCATACCCTGGAACATTGTCATATATATATTTGCCGGTTGAATCTTTAACACCACTTTCACGAAGTAGATTTCCTTCCAAATCAAATTCTTTTGTCCACGTTAAAGAATCGTGTGAATAATTATTACTTATCATAATAGACGGATACAACGACGAAAAGTCGGAACATGCGACGGGATTATCTAAATAAATACCGGTTTTGGGGTCCAATACAATTGCGCCTTCATATCCATCGGCATATGACAATTTCTCCAAATCGGGCATTAAAATTCCCTTATTACGACATTCTTTTGCAACAAAACTTGTAAGTTTGATACCTTGTCCTCGAAGCACCAAGAAATTCATAGGAACACTACAAATAGATGCCATTTCAATAAGACCCGAGAGCAAATCCGTTTTCAACATTAAATGTTGCACAATATTACAATCTTGAATACAATATTTGGCGACAATGGCGCGGTCCGAATCCGAACCATTTGTTAATATAAATATATTTTGCGGGGACACATCGTCTTTGGCAAGAGCCCATGAAACCACTTTTTGCGAATTCTCCGAACTATGCAATACACATAATTCGTCCGATGTTGGTTCAAAATGAAGTCGAAGTATTTTTTTACCAGTAGTGGTGTCTGGTAGTATATCATGCACCAAGAATTTTTGTCCATTTCGAAAATAATCTGTTGTGAATTCCGATATTTCAATGTGAATATAGTCGTTGATATGAAGTCCTTTAATATTATCTGTATATACATCGACGATTCCTATTTCGGGCAATTGTATGTCATGAATTGTATCGTGAATGCAATGTCCAGCCACATCGTCCAATTTATAGGATGATAAATTTTCATTTTTTCGAAAATGTCCTAACAAATCAATTTGAAGCCGTCCAATCATCACGGGATAAAACAATTCATATTCACCGGTTGCTAATTTAATACTTGTTTTATCCAATTCATATTTAGTGACATCATATTCTCCCGTTCCTTTTTTCGCAGAAATGTGGTTTTTAATACGGGATAATTCTAAAAAGGCGCATAGACAGTCATATCCATTTTCTTTTGCCCGTGAAAACATAAACGGATAATCAAACCCGAAAATATTGTATCCAATAATTATATCTGGATTTTCTCTCTGAATTAACTGTGACCACTGAACCAATAAATCCGCTTCCGTAGTGGCAATTTCAATTGTTGCCCCCGCAACAGAATTGCACGTTCCTAACGCCAAACAGTGATTTAAATAAGGTTCAGATTCACCGTATCGTAGAAAGGTTGACCCAATAAAGGTTACTTTATCACCTTCCAGATTCGGGAAATTTGTCATTAACAATTCATTTAATTTTTGCATTTTTTCATCTCTCGCAATCGTTTCAGGAATAAGAATATCGTATATCGTATTCCTTTTTGCATCAGTAGTCTTTTTTACATTTACATCAGTCTTTTTTGCATCAGTCTTTTTTGTATCGTTCCTTTTTGCAATGTTCCTTTTTTTTGCATCGTTATCTTTTACATTTGCGTCATCATCATCATCAATATCGTCGCCATCGTCTTCTTCTTTTATAGGTCCTTCTTCTGTCGTATTATCAATACGCATAGACATAAAGGATTCAATACGCATAGATTCTTGCATAGTGGAAGAAACGACGATTTTATCAATCTGTGTATTCAAGAATATATCTATTTGTTTCTCAACTTGTTCTTTTGTCCATTTTTCTTTCGGATATACCAAATCAATACGGTCCATCGTTTCATGACCAAATGCGGTTAATATCATTTTACGAATAATTGTGCAAAATGTGTCTCGACTAATGTCTATTTTTTTATAAATATCTATTGTTTCCAATATATTTGTAGCCAAGCGTTTGTATGTTTTAATAGGAATTGGAAAATCTCCGTGACTACTACTGGCTTCAATATCAAAACTACATATTTTATAGGGAACTGCTGTTTCTTTTGTTGGAAGAGGCGTTACATACTGTTTTGACCCAATATATTCGTATTTACATGTGGTTTTTTTAGTAATGCAATTTTGCATAGATGTTGTTTTTACGGAAATCCAACCGGACGGACTAATATTTTGAATATGGAAATATCGAAGTAATGGCAGAATGCTGGATTCGTAGAGAGATAGATTTACATTTTTAAAATAAAACGGTTTTTTTACACGCTGATTGTCTATATATTCATACCACAATCCCTGTGTTTGTTTAAAAACACTTTGATTTCGAAATGTAATTTGTGCGAACTGGTCTTTTTTGCCGGCAGAGAATCCATATAATTTTTGATATTCAACCAAATGAACGGAAAGAATATCGGCTTTTGCCCATATTTTTTTGAAAATATAATCGCGTAATTCATCCACATCAGACTGAGTCCAACGTTTTTCTTTCACCTTTTCTTTCATTAAAGGAAGATGAATAAAGAAAAAGGGACAATAATCGGTAATAGTAATGCTGGCAGTTTCACCAAGTTCATTAATACCAAATAATTGAATATGTGAGGTTTTTTGTGGTTTTTTGTTGTTGGTTTCGTCCTCTACATCATCCTCCACGTCGTCCTCGTATTTATCGGACATATGAAAATCAAATATACGAAATTGTTTTATAACCGATGCCTTCTTTTTCATAGGAGATATTTTCATTGTTGCCGATGCCATTTTTATATATTATTTTATTGTATTTATCTTTCAATTTTCTTCAACATTCTGGTTTCGTTTTTGCAAAGTTTTGTTTTGCAAAGTTTTGTATTTTGGAGGTTAAATCAGCAATTTGTTTATCTTTTTCAACTAATAATTGTTGTTGTTGTTGAATTAGCTGAAGAATTTGTTGCATTGTCATTTCTATTGGAGATTGATTCGGTTGTTGAATCATAATTCCGGTTTTTTGTTGTTGTTGTTGTTGTTGTTGTTGTTGTTGTTGTTGTTGTTGTTGTTGTTGTTGTTGTTGTTGTTGTTGTTGTTGTTGTTGTCGGTCTTTTTCAATTTCAGCAATTTGTTTTACAACATCTGTTTTAAGTGAAGGAAGTCCCGCATTATATGTTTTTAATATGGTTTTCATATCAGACATAAAAAAACGATAAATTAAATTACATCGAGCCTTGTTTATTTTTGAGGAAGATTGAAAAAACTGAGCAACAGTCTTTTCCGATTCATGAATCGTTGGATTCAATTCGGCATTTATTAAAAGCTTACGTTTATCAAATGAATTATGTTCATGTGAAAAAACCAAAATTGTTTTCATTGGGTCCAATTGCACAAATGGAATTGTATATCCTTTTAAAAAATGACGTTCTTCTGCAATACAAGCGGTTTCATCATAACTGGTAATGTTCAACAATTCTTTACGAAATCCAAATGTTCCCGCAGTTGAGTGATTTGGACCATATGGACCAAACTGATACATTTTTCCTTGATGTATTTTTTTATCCTGCATTTTTTTATCAGTTGAATAAAAATAAATATATAATTCACTGGACCCACATGCCATTGCCAATGGATTTTGTTGCAATGTTTCAACTACATGACTGATTCGTTCCGGCGGATAATAATCATCATCGTCCATATATACAATAATATCTCCTTTACATAAAGAATGAGTTAAATTACGTTTTTTTCCAAGAGGTAATTTATCGGGTAATGCCACATATCTTATAGGAAGGTCTGAACCAAATTCAGTTAATATATCGCCAATTTTATCCGTGCCGTCATCTACTATAATCCACTCAATTCTGTCATGAGGATATATTTGCTGTCGGAAACATTCCATAATGGTTTTAATAAATGGACGACGATTAAAGGTAGGAGTGCATACACTAACAAAAGGAATATTTTGAGACATTTATATAATAAATATATACAGTTTATATTTATTAGAAACACATGCAATCATTAACTCTTTTTTGTTATTACACCTTTTCTCATTTAAAACGCCGATTTTCACGGAAAAAAATAAGAAAAGTTGTAAAATCAATGTTGCCATTGATAAAATAGTTTGTCTGGATTTGTCGATATTTCAATATAACTATTTCCACCCACCAACACAACTATGTTTTGCGTATTTCCCGAATTTTTGTCTCTCTCCTTCCAATATATAAATATCCTCTTTATCTGGGTAGTTCATATATATGGTTGTTACGTAATCGGGTCCGGTAGTCTGATACACAAAATCATGCGATTTTGCATAAAATTTTGCCTGTCTCTGAATATTGGAGAGATTTTCCACAATTCCGTCAATGAGTCGTTTTATAAACGGATGTTTGGGCGCGCAACCAAACGCATATTGTCCCAGAATTTGTTTTATTCCATTTCTGGCAAATTCACGAAATCGGTATTGGTCACGATTGGCAGATGTAATCGGTTCATCGACGGGAACAACTACATCATGATAGAGTAAATCGTCGGACAATGGTTGTAACGAATGAATGTCCATATCAAAGTAAAATCCGCCAAAATGATAGAGAGCTACATATCGAAAGAAATCCATTTTTTGTATATTTAATGGTAGTTCTTGATATGTTTTATAATAATAAGGATAGTGCATTTTCAAAAAATCATCAATATCTTTGTCTTTAAAAAAAATATAATTGTAATCGGAATTCATTTGTTTTAACGCGTCGGTATTTTTGGCAAACTGGGTATAAGACTTGGCGGACCATGTTTTCCATACTTGAATAATATTTTTCGGAATTTTGGGAGATTCCAGAACAAGACTTTGAGAGAACGATTCTTTCTTTGTGTCTTTTTTTGTTTCATCTTTTACTGTTCCGTAATAACACGTTCCTATAAGAACTATTACGGCAAAAAAGAAAAAAATAGGAATATACCATTTCATTATACCTCTCTATTATAATAGGAGTTTATTTATTCTAAATTTAGTGTGTCTTTATTTCTCAGGAATTTTTCCGTGAATCGATACAAATATTTCGGATGCAAGCACACACGCCTCTTTTAATTTGTTTCGGATATCATTTATTTCCATTTTTTGAATAAATGCCAGTCGTAACACGGAATTTTCGTCATGCGGATGAAATTTCTTGAATCCTGAAAATGTAAGTATTTTCTGATTTTCGAAAAATTCATTGTAACAAATATATTCCAATACTTTTCCGAATGTATAATCCTTTTTCTCTAAAATAATATTAAAACTATTTTCCATAGTTGAGAATTCTTTTGCCGATTCACTCGGTCCAATTACTACATCGTCATTTTCAATAGATTCTACAAAATCAACGAATTGATTCTGCAAAATAAGACACGCTTTTCGCATAATTTCATAATTTGTATATACTCCAATGGTTTCAATTATAAAATCAAAACTATCTTCAACATAGAACCGTTGTGCATCTAAAATATGAAAATTCTTTTTTGCCATTTGAATTTCTTCTTCCGCCAATTCTTGGTCTCTCATTTCTTTTTCTTTTACATTCCATATATCTTTTGCCCGCACATGGTCAATGGTATTTCCGTATGCACATGAAGATACTACACTGTATCCACCATTTTGTTTCGCCGTTTTTACGGTAAATTCTGCCGTAAAACTAAGATGTTCCGGTTTTACGGAATCTCCGACCATGGCACGTAATCTCGAAAAATCAATATACATTTGTGTTTCGGGATTTGCCGGAAATATTTGATTTCGGTCTTGTTCATTCATATAAGAACCAGTCGCCTTGTTTTTTATACGAAAATCTTTTGTGGTTACAAACATTATATTGTCGGTTTCATTTGTAACATCTACCTCTACCATATATTTTTCGATAAATGTTTCGATTTCATCTTTATTTTTTACAAATACGGGGATACACGCAAGACGTTGTTTTAAAATTTCGTTATGGAGTCGTCCAGTATTTTCAATAAAATTGGATTGTTCGTCGTCGATACCAATCGCTGGAATATCGGCTAATATGGTTCGGCGAATGGCATTGGCAATACTAACATTGATTCCAGAGAGGGTAAATCGATATTTGCCATTTTCTTCGGATGCATTTTTCAAGATGGGATTCATGTTGTTATTGGATGATATATTTTATTATTTATTTACATTCAATTTTTTACGGAGCTCTTTGCCGAGAATCAACGAATAAGAATCAACGAATAAGAATCAACGAATAAGAATCAACGAATAAAAATTCTAACGAGAGTTGTTAGGGAGATAATAAATAAATCGATGCAAGTCCAAGTATAATTCCAATCGTAGTTTTGATATTTAATGTTTCGTGAAACCATATGTATCCAAATAAAATAACTAATAATACAGAAAGAACTTTCAAAAATGGATATACAATCATAATATTTTTATTCGAAAGAACAATTGTATATGCATATATAAGCAATACATAGGATAAGCCGGATAATAAAATCCATATAAAATGTCCTGTTTCTGTATATCGTTTTATGAATGGAATTGGCATAGCCGCGGCTATGCCCGCTATAAAGAACCATATCCAAAGAATTATATCAAATGCCATATACCAATACATGGCATTTTTTGGTTTTAATTCGTTTTTACTAAAGCCCGTTGAAAAAATGCTTGTAATTGAACGGTATCTGCCCCAATAACGGAATCATCTGCTATATATGTCACATTTCCTTTGTAATATGCTAAAACCGTCGGCACGCCATTAATCATACGTTTTGTTTTTAAGAAACTATAAAGCTCTATATTTTCATCAACGTCAATATCGGCTAATGTTATATTTGGACTCGTTTTTTGTAAATGTTCGAACCACTGATGCACGAATGAATGAATTCGCTTACACGGGGCGCACCAATCTGCCCCAAATTTAAGGATGATAATACCGTTATTTTTATGCAGTAATTCTTGAAACGTTGTTTTATTTAATGATGTAATTAATGGCATTTATGTTTTATAAATATATATTAATTTTTTAAGTAACGCGAACTGGGCAAAAAAAATTGAAAATATTTTTTCGATAAAATAATCATAACTAAAACAAATAACCATGACCAATACGATGATACAAATTCCATCCATTGTTACAGAAGAAGATGAGAGTAGCTTTTACCAAAAACCATATTCATATATAATCGACCTTAACATCACAAACAAACAAATTCATCATGATTTATGTCTAGAATATATGGATATTATGAACTCATCTATCGGACAAAAAATAAAAAAACGAATATATTTTACGTATTGTATATACTATTATTATTTGGTGGTAAAAGAAAGCGATGTGTTTTATTCTCCTCCTATCCATCAAAATCTTAAAAATAGTATGATTCGTATTAAAGAAGATGTTATGTTTTGTTTTAATACATTTAAATGTAAAATTATTGAAACAAAACAGTTCGCAATAAATGAAAATTTTATGGGTAAAAATGAATTTATTGACATTTTAAATTTCTATATTGACAAATTAGAATTTGAACTGACCTCAATAAAATTAGAACTATTTGAACTAAACTCCGCGCAAAAAAAACAAAAAGAACTAACATTTGACGAATTAACATATTATTGTAAAAAAAACAATATAGATTTGGATGAAGATTCTCCCAAACAAAAAGAACCTGACACCGAACAAAAAGAACCTGACACCGAACAAAAAGAACCCGATATTGAACAAAAAGAATCCGATATTGAACAAAAAGAATCCGATATTGAACAAAAAGAATCCGATATTGAACAAAAAAATATGACGTATATTCGATTACATGCTACAGAAGAAAATGAGAGTAGCTTTTACAAAAAACCGAATTTTTATTTAAGTGATTTTCCAATAATAAATAGAAAATTGAATATTTATAAATATAATACATATTCGAACTATACAAAAGACGCGAATTTGAAAAATTCGTTACGACGAATATACTTTACATATTGTGCATATTACTTTTATTTGATAACTCAAGGAACAACTCACGAAATTGGTATACATCATATGCATCACGCATGTAAACAAAAAGTTATTGACGCTAAACTGGTAGTGGGGGCACAAAATTTTATATATAAAAAGGAATTTATCAATATTATGGACAAATATATTGACCTTATTGAACCGGCTATTGACCTTATTGAACCGGCTATTGACCTTATTGAACCGGCTATTGACCTTATTGAACCGGCTATTGACCTTATTGAACCGGCTATTGACCTTATTGAACCGGCTCCAGCACAAAAACCGTCCATGCCGAAAGAACCGGTTGTGTTACAACCAAAACCTACATTAAAACTCGTGCAAAAAGAACCATCCCGTAAAAAACCGACAATCACTCATAGTATGATAACCAGAAGTAAAAGTAAATTATTAAAGTAAGCAAGGTAAAAAAGTAAAAGCGAAAAAGGTAAAAAAGTAAAAGGCGATTCTTTTTTATTTATTCGACCCTTTTTTATTTGTTCGATTTTTTTTATTTGTTCGACCCTTTTTATTTGTTCGACCCTTTTTATTTGTTTGATTTTTTTTATTTGTTTGATTCGATTTTGTTCGGTTTGTATGTTTGTTGGGTGATTTTTTTTGTTTTTTAAAAGGAATTGAAGAAAAAGAAGAAGATGCGGAATCCTCGCCTGGACCATAAAATCGGTATTCATAATCCTTAAAATGCAACGGTAATTTTGGTTTTCGTTTTAGTTCTCGTATTTGCATTGGATTATATTCTAATTCATGTTCATTAAATACACCATATTTATCATAATATATTTCTACTTTTTTCTCAACATCCAAATAAATTACAATGTCATCTTCTTCCAAATCGGAAAATAGATTGGGGTTCAGTTCGGTTTGCATTTTAAGTAATCCTTTTCTAACATCATTCGGCGATTCACTGATTGGACTAAAATCCTGCCTTTTATAGAATGGTATGGCGGACGGAACCGAGTGCAGTTCAATTAAAAAAATGCCACTCCACATACACACACGTTTTAATTCATCTATTATTTTATACCCATCTTTATAATTTTTCGCCTGATTCACACAAAAACTACTAATATATACGACCGGCATATTTTTATATCGGGCTTCATATACAGTCAATACCATAATTGAATGAATGTCGCCATTTGCAAAACGAAACATAATACTAATATTTTCCGATTTTTGCATATCGTCGGTAAGATACGTATAATTCATTCCATGGGCGGTTGTTTTTGAGCAAAAATCGACCCCCGTTTTTGTATAACTGTCGATTTTATGGATGGTTTGTTGTAAATCCGACGTATCATTTAATGTAGTATATCCAAAATCATGCGTAAAAACATCCGTCAGTGTTTGTAACGACGGATTTATATCATTCTCGTTCGAATAAAAAATATATTTTTGTAGTATCGACATATATATTATATTACTATATTCCCACCTCCTCCCAAATTACGGTAGGTCCGCCATCCGACCATTCAGAATAAGGAATGGCGGATGTAGTTGATTTGTCTAATTCTAATATTTTTTCTAATGCTTTTAATCGTCTTTCGGTAGGATCTGTAATAGATGCAGAAATTCTACGGGTCATATGTTTCCACCTCCATTCAAATTTAAGAGCACAATTCCATGTTGGAAATCCGGATACATAGACAATACGTCGCCAATGAAATCCCTGTTTAACTTTGGAGGTTGTATATACAGCACCCCCCGTTATTTCTCCATTGTGTTTTCGTAGTCGTTGTTCAACATCTATGGTTGCGCCTACATATGTATATTTTTTGAGAGGATGGTTTGGGTCTATAGTTTCTAATAAATACACAAATGATGGTGAAGATGATTCGGATTCCATATATGTATATAAAAGATATTATGCTACCATGGATGCTTTAATTGAAGGATGGTATTGGTAGTCACATAAATTCACATTATTCCATGTAATATTATTCGGATTAAAAATATTGGTATCTTTTTCTTTAATTTTGGCATCATCATTAGTAGCATCGTCATTAGTAGCATTGTCATTAGTAGCATTGTCATTAGTAGCATTGTCATTAGTAGCATCGTCATCTTTCAATTCATCTCGAATAATTTCTTGTGCCCGATTCTCTTGTGCCCGATTCTCTTGTGTCCGATTCTCTTGTGTCCGATTCTCTTGTGTCCGATTCTCTTGTGTCCGATTCTCTTGTGTCCGATTCTCTTGTGCCCGATTCTCTTGTGTCCGATTCTCTTGTGCCCGATTCTCTTGTGCCCGATTCTCTTGTAAATCTGTCTGTTTTTTTTGTTTATTCACAAAACAAATGGATGGAAATGGAAATGGTTGTCTGGTAAGTTGTTCTTTTACGGCAGATATATGAGACTCATAAATATGACAATCTCCCAAACATATTACGAGTTTTCCCGGAATTAATGGTGGATTTGTCAATGATACCGATAATCTACTATTTACCTGTGCGCAAACGGCATATGTTAATAAGGAATACGATGCAATATTATAAGGTAATCCCAAAAAACAATCTGCCGAACGTTGCGTCATAATACATGTTAATTCATCGTCTTGTTCGACCACAAATTGAATTAAAAGTCCATGACATGGATATAAAACGCCTTGTTCTGCTTGTTCTGGATTAAATGTAGTCATAACAATACGTCTTGAAAATCGGTCATTCACTAAAAGATGAATTACTTTTTCAAATTGATTTAGCCCTTGCCCACTATATCCTATTTCTGGACGACAGCCTCTATACGGCGCATTAAAATGATAAATTTGAAAGAAATACATCGGTCCCATATCTCCTTCTTCGTAGGTGGCAACGGTAGAATTCACTGAATTTAAAAACTCTCGGCTGGTGTTTCCTTTCCAAATATTCACGCCAACTTTTTCTAATTCTTTTGTGTCGGTTTTTCCGTCCATAAAGAATTTCCATTCTTCAAATATCCCACGAAAGAACATTTTTTTGGTAGTAATAAGTGGAAATATATGTCCTCTTTTTAAATCAAATGTCAATTGTTTTCCTGCCAATTGAAGTGTATATCCATTACGAGTTTTTCGGCGATGTCCGTGTTCGATAATATCGCTTAATAATTGTAAATATTGGTGTTCGTCAGACATGTTTGGATACCAATATTTTATTAGTTTTTTAAAATCAATTTTTTTATTTATGGTCGCTTGATATTGTTAAGCTTGCGTTGGTAGACAATTCTCGCATTATAAATATTTTCGTCATTATGCGTCTCTCAAAGAAGGGGCAAAGCCCCTCTTTGAGAGACACGGACTACGACAATAATACATAAAACCATAAAAAAGATTCCACATAAACCCTTTATAATGGTGTGTTTCCGCTTGTTTAGTGTTGGTTTGTTTTTTATTTGTTTGTTGGTCTACACAATTATTTATTACATTTTATTCAGGAAGTATTTGACAGTTACGTATCCAGACTTGTACATAAATCCATTCTTTTTCATTTGAATCTTGATTATAAAATACAACCCTTGACCCAATACTTACAATTTGTTTAACATCCAATACATCAAACGCTTTACGTGTTCGAATAACTATATTTTTAATTTCGATGCAAAGATTTGTATCCATAATGTTATTTGCGTGTAATACCATTGTTATATCATCTTTTGGAAAAAAATTAAGTTGTTTAACAAACAAATTATTTGAAACGTCGTAATCATCCATTTACAATAGATTATTACATATTATTTATATTCTTTGTATTACATTCTTTGTATTACATTGAACAAGGTAAAAAGAAAACAACAACAACACAACAACAACAACACAACAACAACAACAAAACAAAACAAGTAAAATTGAATATACATATATGTATATATTCAATTATGATGAATGAATATGAAGAAGAACTTTGGGAAACTATTTTTGAGTTTGCGGATGAGTGGAAAGCTGTAAACTGTGACAATGTGGATATGGATATCGACCAAATGAATAACGAAATAACATATGTATTGTATTTATCATTTCCTCCGTTATTTATTGATTATGAGGATTTGTATGAAATTGTAGAGAATGTTACGTTAATATATGTAGATTTACCAGAATTAGATGTGTCACTCCCTTTTTCTCGTTCTATTGAAGAACATTTGTCCTATTTACGCTCTCTTCCTCAACCAGAACAACGAACGCCTGAATGGTATGAATTTCGTCATAAACATATTACGGCAAGTTCTGCTTGGCGTATTTTAAAAAGTCCTGCGACATTAAACAGTTATATTTATGAAAAATGTATAGACGAAAAACCGCATTTTATAAAACGATATGGAGGAAAAGAAGATGCGCGAGATTGGGGAGTAAAATATGAGCCCATTAGTGTGCACGTATATGAATATTTATTTAAAACAAAAATCGGAGAATTCGGATGTATTGAACATCGAGAACATGTATTTTTGGCAGCGTCGCCGGATGGAATTAATATAGACCCTCTATCGGAAAAATATGGCATTATGTTGGAAATTAAAAATATCGTAAATAGAGAGATAACGGGTATTCCAAAATATGAATATTGGGTGCAAACACAATTACAAATGGAAGTTTGTGAATTACCTACATGCGATTTTTTGGAAACGCGGTTTAAAGAATTTGAAAATGATATTGATTTTGAAATATATTCAGAACATGCAAAAATAACCGAAAAAGTAATAGGCGAAAAAGAAGACAATACAAAAGAAAAAGAACCCATAACCAAACAAGTAATAAAAGGAATTATTGTAGTGTGTGAAACGGTATTTCCCGAATATATAAAACATTATGAATATATGCCATTGCATTGCCTCCCAAATTGGAGAGAATGGGTATCCACTATCATGGCAAAATGCGAATATACATATTACAGAACTATATATTGGTATTTAGATGAAATTTCATGTGTGAAAATTATCCGTGACCGAGAATGGTTTCAAGCATCATTGCCTATATTTCAAACTGCATGGGAAACAATTACACAAGAACGAATTACGGGAGTTGAACATCGAAAGCCGAAACCAAAAGTAGATAAGCCACATAAATCATTTCGCACAGATGGATGGAATGATATAACACCCACTATAAAACCAACGATAATTGTAATTAAGCGATAAAATTGTATCTATAATATAATATGTCAACGAAAACACCCTTTTTTATTCATATACCAAAAAACATGGGTAATTTTGTGTATAAACATTACGGAAAAAATCCGGCATATTTTGGTTTGTATAATTCCATTTATGAATATTACGACGCATATAAAATACCAAATCGTAGAACATTAAACTCGTTTTACCCTGGAACAAAAAATCCTCCCTACAATTCGACTATCAGTATTGACCATTTGACTTTAAAGGAAATGGTTCATTTACGAATACTTTCCATAACAAAACCAATGTTGTTCTATATGATTTTCCGAGAGCCGATACAGAGATTTATAAGTCTATGCAATTACTGGAATCTTTCCCCCAAAGAAATAATATACAATATCCAACGAATTGCACATCATCGACAAAATAAATTTGTTTTATATCAACATTTACGCCCCCAAATGGATTATGTGAAAGATACCCAACAAATTGTCTCCGAAAATCCATTTTGTTCCTATCAAATATTAAAGATGAATAAAATGGATGATATGCGAAACTTTTTTGAACGAGAATATCCTTCCGTTGTCTCGCCAAATTTTAATGAAAAAATAGATAAAAGCAAGGAAACATATACGGTGGCAGATTTAACAGAAAAGGATTATGCGTTTTTACGAGTATATTATCATGACGATTTTGTATTTTATCTTGGAATCTAATTCTTTTATTAAGATTTTATTATGCTCGCTCGTCCAACCAAATCTTTTATAATTCCAAATAATGGATTTATTTGTGAAATTATGCCCGGAATAACAAAATCATATAGCTCATTCGGAATTTTATCTATATATTCCATAAGTTCTTTTGTTTGTAATGATTCAATTGCTCCCGTAATTCGAATAATTAATTGTTGAAAATGTGTTTCTAAATGAATATATGTTTCTAAATGAATAAATGTATGAATAGATGCATTCATAAATGTATTCATAAATGCAATAAGTTCTTGGTGTTCCGTATCATCATGTAAATGAATAAACTGAAGTAATTCATTTTTAAATATTTTTTTAAGAGTGAGTTGATTGTATATTTTTAACATTTCTTTGGTTGTTCATTATTTCTTAAAAAAAGATTATCAATTTTATCAAGGACTGCTCCCTTCAAAAATATAATGGACACTAAGGACACTAAAGATCCGTATCATCCTCCTCTTCTTCATCTTCTGTATCATCTCCGTCTCCTCCTCCTCTAATACGATGATTTTTATTACCTCGGTCAAGTTCAGCAAGAACAGTAATATATTTATCGTTTAATTCAAAACGAACACCAATTACTCGAACAATAATAGTTTCTCCTATTTTTACGGAATTAAAGGCGGGGCTATCAAAATAAATATCACGCGGAATATTTGCGATAATGGCGGGTATTTTTTTATTATCGACTGTTTCTACCGTATATTCCGCATGAATGCCTGCTTTACTAATTTCGGTTACATTACATTCAATACGCATACCTTCAACTGGAAAACATACATTATATTGAAATGTAACCTGAAATTCTACATCTTGACCATTTATTTTTCCGGATGACCAAGAAGTAATATGAACGGAATTTGGCAGAATAAAACCTTCTGATACACACCGACTTTCTACGTTATAGATGATTTTTTGTTCTAACAGGTCGCGAATATTTTCACCTATTTCTAAAATAGAGAGACACACCTTAATTGTTTTAAGAGATGTCATATATGGTTTTTTAATGATTTCTTGATTTTGATTTTGCATTATAATTTTATTATTATATATACATATATCATTTTCAATTTTCTTAGGAACGACCAGAAGTTTCAGGTAGCAAACAAAGAAAATTGATGCATATATTATGTATTTTTTAATCAAAAAACAATAAAATGACCAACTATACAGTAACCGAATTGGATTTATCATTTCGAAATCTAACCATTTTACCGGATTTATCTTTGTACACAAATTTACAAAAATTATATTGTAATTATAACCAACTCACATCTCTCGATAATCTTCCTCCCACTTTACAAGAATTATATTGTTGTAATAATCAACTCACATCTCTCGACAATCTTCCTCCCACTTTACAAGAATTATATTGTGAAAAGAATCAATTGACTTCTCTAAGCAATCTTCCACCCACTTTACAAGAATTATATTGCGGAGATAATAAAATCACTTTTCTCGAAAATCTTCCTCCCAATTTACAAAAATTATATTGTGAAAATAACCAACTCACATCTCTCGATAATCTTCCTTCCACTTTACGAGGATTATTGTGTTATGCTAATCAATTGACTTCTCTCGACAATCTTCCTTCCACTTTACGAGAATTATGGTGTTATGCTAATCAATTGACTTCTCTCGACAATCTTCCTTCCACTTTACAAAGATTAAATTGTAAAAATAATGGTCGACTAACTTCTATTAAATATTTTCCTCCCAATTTACAAGATTTATATTGTTACAATAATCAAATCACTTCTCTCGAAAATCTTCCTTCCACTTTACGAGAATTATGGTGTTATAATAATCAATTGACTTCTCTAAACAATCTTCCTCCGAATCTACAACAATTATATTGTCATACGAATCAACTGACTTCTCTCGATATTTTACCTGTTACATTACAAGTGCTCTATTGTGAAGAAACCCCAATTTATACAACATGTAAAGAAATACATGGATTTGAACTTTCGATAGAAACAATTGAACAATACAATGAAATAAAACGCATTGAAAATTTGGAAAAAGAATGTTGTCCTATTCTAAAATAAAATTGATACATATATTATTTATTTTTTTAAACAAAAAACAAATAATATGACCGACTATACCGTAACCGAATTGGATTTATCGAATCTAAATCTAACCGTTTTACCGGATTTATCGCTATACACAAATTTACAAACATTATATTGTAATAATAACCAACTGACTTCTCTTGATAATCTTCCCCCTAATCTAAAAAGATTATATTGTGAATATAATCGAATCACTTCTCTAAACAATCTTCCTCCCAATCTACAAGAATTATATTGTAAATATAATCAAATCACTTCTCTAAACAATCTTCCTCCCACTTTACAAGAATTACGTTGTAATTATAATAAACTAACTTCTCTCGATAATCTTCCTTCCACTTTACAAGAATTATGGTGTTGGAATAATCAAATCAATTCTCTTGACAATCTTCCTCCAAATTTACAAATATTACATTGTGCAAATAATCAACTAACTTCTCTGGGTCACATTCATCCCACTTTAAAAATATTATATTGTTACAATAATCAATTGACTTCTCTAAACAATCTTCCTCAAAATTTACAAGAATTATGGTGTTATAACAATCAACTTGGCACTTCTCTTGATATTTTACCTCTTACTTTACAAAAATTATATTGTCACAATAATCCCATTTATACAACATGTAAAGAAATACATGGATTTGAACTTTCGGTAGAAACAATTGAACAATACAATGAAATAAAACGCATTGAAAATTTGGAAAAAGAATGTTGTCCGCTACTTAAATAAAATACCCTTCTGATAGCAAACAAAGAAAATTGATATTTATTTTTTTAATCAAAAACAAATAAAATGACCGATTATACCGTAACGACGTTAGATTTATCATATCAAAACTTGACTGTTTTACCGAATTTATCTCTCTATACAAATTTACAAATATTACATTGTTACAATAATCAATTGACTTCTCTAGACAACCTTCCTCCCAATTTGCAAACATTATATTGTGAAAATAACCAACTCACATCTCTCGATAATCTTCCTCCCACTTTACAAGAATTATATTGTTGCTATAATCAACTCACTTCTCTCGACAATCTTCCTCCCAATTTGCAAACATTATATTGTGAAAATAACCAACTCACATCTCTCGATAATCTTCCTCCCACTTTACAAGAATTATATTGTTGCTATAATCAACTCACTTCTCTCGACAATCTTCCTCCCAAGTTACGAACAATATTGTGTTCAAAAAACAAGCTTACTTCACTCGAAAATCTTCCTCTTACTTTACGAGAATTGTATTGTCGAAACAATCAAATTATATCTTTTGACAATCTTCCTCCCAAGTTACGAACAATATATTATGAAAATAATCCCATTTATACAACATGCAAGGACATATATGGATTTGAACTTTCTAAAAAAACAATTGAAAAATACAATGAAATCAAACGCATTGAAAAAGAATGTTGTTGTCCTATTCTAAAATAGGACATAAAAATATAGAACATATTTTATAAAAATGCAAATAAACTTTTCTGAAATTCAATCAAAAGTCGATAAATTATCGAAAATGCAACATATTGAAATTTTAAAAATCATTCGTAAACATCCGGAAACCAAGTTAAATGAAAACAAAAACGGCACATATATTAATATGGCATATTTAAAACAGGATACATTGGAGGAAATAATAAAATATATTGATTATGTGCAAGTGCAGGAAACGTCATTATCTTGTGTTGAAAATGAAAAATTAGAAATTGAAAAGACCTATTTTTTTGATAAATAACAAGAATCGTTTTATTGGTTAGAGAGGTTCTCAAGAACAATATAAATAAAATAATACATATAATTTGAATGGACGTATATAATGAACTATATCAAATTTTTTATCCATATGATATATTTTTGACGGAATCAGATATGGACAAATTATATCCTCTTATGTATAAAGAATCCGTAAAGGAACTTATCATAAAAGAAAAAGAACAAATCATAAAGGAAAAAGAACCCATTATTGTAAAGGAAAAAGAACCCATTGTAAAAGAAAAAGATAAAACAATCAAAGAGTCCATTGTAAAAGAAAAAGACCCTTCTCTCGAAAAACCTTTTTTCCCCGAATTTAAAAACACCATGTTTTGGAGTATATATGCGGGAGTTCATGGAATGTATGAGTATTCTGTCGTATGTCATCAAAATATACATTCATCGATTGAACTGAATGTTCAGCAGGAAATAATAACAAAATTTCAAGGAAAAGACCGAATAAAACAATTAAAACAAACAAATCAAAAAATCACTCTTATTCAGTGCCAAGAGATATTGTCGGATATGATGATGAAAGGTAATCAATTGCATGTATTGGTGGCATATGCTCTACATTACAACAAAAACATTCACGTATCATTTGACAATAAAAAAATAGTTCTCCCTATAATAGTAGATACAACGCAACAAACCATATATCTACACTTTGATACAAAAAAACACAAATATGGGCTTATTTCTAATATACCCGACGATTTTATTGTCATCGAACAATACAATAAACCGTTAAAAGGAGTGTCCACTTATAAATTGGCAGAATTGGAAGAAATGACTCAAAAAGCGGGAATTGTATTGGACACCGGTTCAAAAAAGGAACAAATGTATACGGCATTGTCCGAATATTTTTATGTGCGTGTTGTATAAAATTTATTGTATAAATTTCCAAGTAAAATTGAAGAAAAGAATGATATAATATGTAAATAAATATTATATCTCTATTATCTATCATGGAAAAATCCGTATCTTCTGAACAAAAAAAGACCACAGCAAGAGAAGATTTACTTCGTATGGTCTCATGCTATTTAGACAACCAAAAAATACGAAAAGAATATATCGCAAATGAATTGGAAGTGCGTTTTGGTATTTTCGACAACAAACGCCCAGGTCCTATGTCGGTAAAACCAATTACCAAAATAAATTATGATGCCGTTGTAAAACAATTATTTTCCGTGGGATTTCAAATATTTGAAGAAAAACACTTTTTACGTATTAATACCTATCGTCAACAAGAAAGTCGAAATGAATATCGGTCAGATACAACTCGCGCCGAAATCGACGGATTGTTTCTTATTCAAAAATACTGCGAGACCAACGATTTAAAACAGGTTGCCGAAGGGCAAGGACCGCGGTCGCGAGCTATTAAATTTACACGAAAAACATCTCCCAAATATTCGGATGGTTCTATTGTAAAAGCCGTGAATTTTGACGATTTTAATTATCGCGTGAATTACAAACTTGAACAGGATTTTTCATTAAATACCGACGTATCAAAACAAATTCTGGGCGAATGGACAAATTTAAACAAAGTATTTCGTTATATGAATCGCGTTCGTTTTCGACATCCAACCATTCCGGTGTTTGCCGATATTAGTATTATTAAAACAAATAAAATGAGCGGACAAACCTCCATTCCAACACACACCATTCAAGAAGCCGATGTATTTAATGGATTGGAACATTATGAAATCGAATTGGAATTCGACAATTCGCGTATAGGTCTGGGAACTTCATTTGAATCGGCAAATTCATTGTTAGGTGCATTACGAACCATGGTTCGGCTTGTTATGGTAGCATTTCAAGGCACAAATTACCCCATATCATATACGGAACAGGACCAAATATTATTTTCCTATATGAAATTGATTCAAATGCCTGCAGACGCAAGTGCAAAAGAAAAGGACAATTTTACACTAACTCGTCCCGTAAAACCCAGTGATTTCTTGGGATATTCTTCCATGACTCTTCAACGCGAACACTTACACGAATCGTCAAAAATGAATGTATTAAAAAATTATTGTATTACGGATAAAGCCGACGGGGACCGCCGTTTATTGTATATTTCAACAAAAGGTCGCATGTATATGATTGACACAAATATGAATGTTATATTTACGGGAGGTGAAACATCCAACGAGAAATTATATAATACATTGATAGATGGCGAGCATATTCCGTATGATAAATTGGGAAATTATATAAATTATTATATGGCATTTGATGTATATTTTGTAAGTGGAGAAGATATGCGTATGTTGCCATTTATGGAGCAACCGGAACAAGAAGAGGAGAAGGAGGAGAAACCCAAAAAAAAGATACAATATCGTCTGAACATATTAAATCAAAAGGTGGTTACTCGAATAAATACCTCTCTCATAAGCGGTAAAGAAAATGAGGAGAAGTGTTTATTCCATATTTTATTAAAACAATTTTATTCGGGGAATTTCTTTATTGCGTGTCAATCCGCATTTAAAAATATTCCATTTCAAGTATATGAAACCGACGGTCTTATTTTAACTCCATGTGATCAACCAATTCCCACGGCGAAACAGCACGGCAATGATTTCATTGCGAAAACCACGTGGAACGAATCGTTCAAATGGAAACCGGCGCACTATAACACAATTGATTTTCTGGTTCGAACTAAAAAAAACAAACAAGGCAAAGACGAGATTCACATGATGTATCCACAAGGCGAAGATTTAACAAAATCCGATGTTATTTACCAATATAAAACAATTGAACTTTGGTGCGGGTTCGATAAATTTAATAATAGACTCTCGAATCCGTTTATTAGTATGGTATCTTTACTTACGGAAGAACCTGTCCAAACACGTGCCGAAAAAGACCAAACTCGTTCTACCTATAAACCTCTGCAATTTCAACCCACCGACCCATTTCAACCAAACGCCTATTTATGCAATATTCGTTTATATCCAGATGCGTCTGGTAAAATGATTATGAAAACAATCGACGATTCAATGGCGCATGATACGGATATATCGACCATATCGGATTCGGTTGGAGGTGAATATTTTGAAGAAGGTATGATTGTGGAATTTAAATACGATGTAAGTATTTCCGACCCGCAATGGCGATGGAAACCATTGCGGGTAAGATATGATAAAACCGCCGAACTTCGGGCAGGATTGCCGAATTACGGAAATTCGTATCAAGTCGCAAACAGCAATTGGTCATCGATTCATAATCCAGTTACGGAAGAAATGTTACGCGGAACAACCGCTATTCCATTGTTGGATATTGATGAATCGGCGATTTATTATAAAAAATCGGAAAAAGGAGGCGGAGGCGGAGGAGAATCTTTTACACAAGCGTTACGAGATTTTCATAATTTATATGTAAAACGAAAACTTATATTGTCCGTTGCGCAACGTGGAAACACATTAATCGATTATGCCGTTGGAAAGGCGGGGGATTTGGCGAAATGGAAGGCGGGAAATATATCGTTTATTTGTGGAATCGATATTTCCCGCGATAATATTCATAATGTGGGAGATGGTGCATGTACCCGTTATATTAAAGACCGATACCAATTTCGAACTCCGATATATCATTGTTTATTTGCCGTAGGAGATTCGGCATTGAATATTCGGACGGGAGAGGCATTTACAACCCCTAAAGAAAAACGATTAATCAAAGCAATGTTTGGTTCAGGAGAAAAAGATTCGGAATTAGGAAAATGGAACGGAACACAAAAGGATGGTTTCGATATAAGTTCTTGCCAATTTGCACTTCATTACTTTTTCAAAAATAAACATACGTTACACGGATTTTTACGAAATGTGTCGGAATGTACAAAAAAAGGGGGGTATTTTATTGGAACGTGTTATGACGGAGACCGATTGTTTCAACGGTTATTGCGAGAAGACGCTATTTTATTTACACGAACCGACCGCCAAACGGGCGAACCGACGAAGATTTTTGAGATACAAAAATTATATGAAGAAACGGGATTTTCAGAAGATGAACAAAGTCTGGGATATGAAATTAGCGTATATCAGGAATCTATCGGGAAATATTTCAGTGAATATTTAGTTAATTTTAAATTCTTTCAACGTATGATGGAAAATTATGGTTTTGTATTGGTGGATACCGCAAAAGATAAACAAATTCATTTGCCGAAAGGAAGTGGATTCTTTGATGAATTGTATCGCGAAATGCAGGACGAAATACGCAGAACGGGGCAAAATCATTATAAATCGGCGGATAAAATGAATGCATCCGATGAACAGCAAATTTCATTCTTGAACCGGTATTTTGTGTTTCAAAAAAAGAGAGATGTTCGAACGGAAGATATGGTAAAAATTATTGGACAAAAAGAACGGACAGAAGGACAAGAAGAAGAACAAGAAGAATCGTATTTGCGTTTAAAAGAAAAAGAAAAAGAACCGGTCAAAGAAAAAGAACCGGTCAAAGAAAAAGAACCAGTCAAAGAAAAAGAAAAAGAACAGGTCAAAGAAAAAGAACCGGTCAAAGAAAAAGAACCAGTCAAAGAAAAAGAAAAAGAACAGGTCAAAGAAAAAGAAAAAGAACCGGTCAAAGAAAAAGAACCGACCAAAAAGGCAAAAATTATAAAATTAGGAAAAACAAAAATTGCCTTAAATAAATACTCGCCTATTATTGATTCGAATGATTCATAAAAAATAAACTCTTATATAAATAATGAAAATTACATATGAAAATGGAGAAGTTTATGACGGTGAAGTAAAAGACGAAAAAAAGAATGGATACGGTAAAATGACATATCCAAGTGGAGAAATAGAAATATATGAAGGAGAGTGGCAAGACGATTTAAAAAATGGTAAAGGCAAAATAATATTTGATGATGGTGCTGTATATGAAGGAGAGTGGAAAGACGATAATGAAATTGAAAGTTACGGAAAACTCACCTATGCAAATGGAGATGTGTATGAAGGAGAGTGGAAAGACAATTCGCGACATGGTAAAGGTAAAATGAATTATAGTGATGGTGAAAAATATGAAGGAGAGTGGAAAGAGAATGAAAGGAGTGGCAAAGGCACCATCACTTTTTTAAATGGAGATGTGTATGAAGGTGATATGAACAATGATGAAATAGAGGGCGATGGTAAAATGATGTATAAAAAGAGTGGAAATATATATGAAGGAGAGTGGAAAGAAGGTAAAAAAACGGTCAAGGTACATATCTATTTATGAACGGAGCTACATATAAGGGAGAGTGGAAAAACGATAAAAAAAATGGTCAAGGTAAAATGACGCATGTAAATGGAAATATATATAATGGAGAATTTAAAGATGATAGGGCAAGTGGTCATGGTGTGCTGACATTTATAGGTGGTTCATATTATGGGGAGTGGAAAGACGACCAACTGAATGGTAGAGGTCGTTTGTATAAAAATGGAAATCTCTATGTTGGCGAGTTTAAAAATAATAAAAAACATGGTCAAGGTAAAATGACCTATGCAAATGGTGATATGTATAAAGGAGAGTGGAAAGACGATGTAAGAAATGGTCAAGGTAAAATGACCTATATAACGGGTGGTATGTATAAAGGAGAGTGGAAAGACGATAAAAAACAGGGTCAAGGTAAAATGACCTATATAACGGGTGATATGTATAAAGGAGAGTGGAAAGACAATAAAATGAATGGTCAAGGCACATTTACATTTGCAAGTGGAGATATCTATAAAGGAGAGTGGAAAGACGATGAAATAAATGGTCGAGGAACAATGACATTTGCCAATGGCGATATGTATGAAGGAGAGTGGAAAGACAATGAAAAAAATGGTCAAGGTAAATCATTTGCAAATGGAGATATGTATGAAGGAGAGTGGAAAGACGATGAAATAAATGGTCAAGGCACATTTACATTTGCAAATGGCGATATGTATGAAGGAGAGTGGAAAGACAATGAAAAAAATGGTATCGGTAAAATGACATTTGCAAATGGAACGGTTCAAAAAGGCAGGTGGAAAATGGGTGTTTTTGTTCCATTTTTAAAAACCGTGAAATTATCTCCTCCTAAAAAATTCAAACTATTGACCCATATGAAAAAAACAGAACACAAACTCACGAAAAAACTTATACCTTCTCATTCTCGAAAAACAATTATGTCATTAGAGAGAAAAAGAAATTCAATAAAAACAAACTCTATAAAAACAAATTCTAAAATAGAAGGATTTGACCCGATTATGTATCAAGACCAACGTGTACAAGAGTATTTGGAAGAAGATAGAAAAGACAATATTGTTATTTTTTATGCAAAACAGTTGTTCCTCTCCAAACGTAGTTATTTCCAAGACGCCAAAGATGATTATTTCTATGCTTGTAATCGTACCGCTCGTGGATTATTACCCAAGACAGAAGATGTGGACGAATCTTCCAAACTTCTCAACACCGGAAAATTGGGATTGGTTCCTTCCATATATGTTCCAGAGAATTTTGTTATACATGTTATTTTTGGAACAACTCCCTATTATATTTTGTTGGATACTGGAAAGGAAATGGTATCGGTTATTAGCGAAAGTATTTGGGAAAAACATAAGAATCGTGATCCAACGTTGGATATTGTTTCTGGGTCTCATTGCCAAGCAGGTCAAAATGGAAAAGTTGGTATTTTATATTCATATAACCAATCTATAAGTAAAAGTAAAAGTAAAAGCAACTCACAAAAAAGACAAACCAGAAAAAAAACAGTATAAACATATTTGGACAAATATGATAATGGGAATTCCGTCTTTTTTTTCATACATTATAAAGAATCATAGTTCCATTGTTAAAAAACAATTGCCGGATGATATTGATATATTATTAATTGACGCAAATTCAATTATTTATGATATTGTGCATATGGGCGCAAATGAGAATAACACAATTATTCAAAAAGTCATTGAACAATTGTGGATATATATACATATGTTTTCTCCCAAATTATACGTATATATTGCGTTTGATGGAGTGGCATGTATGGCAAAAATGGAACAACAACGAACCAGAAGATACAAGAGTTGGTTTTTAGAGGAGAATATGACGACAAAAGAAATGACAACAAAAGAAATGACAACAACAACAACAATAAAAGAACCCACCACCCCAATACAACCAAAATTCAATACAATGTGCATTAGTCCGGGAACTCCCTTTATGAATCAACTGTCCGACGCTATTACAAAAGAATTTACATCAAATACGTCATGTGTATCATCATCGAAAGAATCGGGAGAGGGCGAACATAAATTATTCGAATATTTACGCAACAATCCAAATATAAATGCAAATGTAGTCATTTATGGACTGGATGCCGACCTTATTATGTTGTCTATTTTACATGTATCCTATACAAAAAATATATATATTTGTAGAGAAGCTCCCGAATTTGGTGAAAAAAATGCGGCATTGGCAAAAGAGATGTTGTGTTTAGATAGTCAATTATTAACAAACAATATTTTGGTTGAAATGGACTGCAAATGTCAAAACATTGGTCGGATAACGGATTATATTTTTCTTTGTTTTTTCTTGGGTAATGATTTTTTAACAGGATTTCCGAGTATTTCGATTCGAACAACGGGAATACAACGTTTATTAGATACATATCGACTTTATATTGGTGCATATGACCGTTTATTAATTCATCCAGAAACAAAGAAAATTCAATGGAAGTGGGTAACCCTTTTTTTACAGATGTTGGCGAAACAAGAAAAGGAAAATCTTATTCAAGAATACGCCAGTCGCGAAATTTGGGCAAAACAAACATGGCATCGACTATTACAGACAAATAAGACCAATACCAATCAACCCAATAAATCAAATCATCCTAATAAATCTCATCCAAATAAATCATATTCAATAGATTCTTGGGTAGATTCTGTGCCTCTTTTATTTCGAGAGAGGGAAGAATATATTTGCCCAACTGAACCTCATTGGGAGAAACGTTATTATCGGTCTCTTTTACGAATTCAATCTACTTCTGAAATTCATGATGTGTGTATAAATTATTTGGAAGGACTTGAATTTGTGTATCATTATTATACCCAAGGTTGTCCCGATATAAATTGGAAATATAGATATGCATATAGTCCATTGTTATGCGATTTATATAAAACATTACATACAACAAATAATAATAATAATACAATGTATTTGTGCGCAAATGACAAACAAACTTCACGAACAGAGAGAGACGTATTAAAATATATTTTACCTCCGCCTTATTTTGAGAAAATGTTTGATACATCAAAAAACGATGATGATGATGCGTCTGTGTCTTTTACATGGGAGTGGTCGTTTAAAAGATATTTATGGGAATCACATATTCATTTATGAATAATTTATTGAGCTAAAAAAATTGAAAATCTATTTATTTATTATTTTATTTAAAAAAAAGAAAATGAATGAATTTATATTACCTAATAATTTACCTTTACTTTCAAAATATATACAAAATATTCCTGTATTCGATGATACATTTTATTCTTTACCCATAAACAAAAAACGTATATATGAATTATGTATTAACGGAGGAAATAATTCGGTTTATTGTGGAACTATTCATGACGAACCAATTTCTTGTGTAATTCGAATTTCAAAAGATGTATTTACGGAAGAAGACCAAACCATACATAAAGAAGAACCCAAAGACACAGAACACGAACCCAAAGACACAGAACACGAAGACACAGAAAAAATACATATAAATGAATTTATTAAAGATTGCAAGGTTGCTTTATATATGTCGAATAAAAATCTATCTCCCCGTTTATATTCAATATATCAAAATCCAATGGGATTTACCACAATGATTAGTGAAAGGTATCAAACATCATTATCTGATTTTATAGTAAAAACAAAGACTCATAAATTGCTCAAAAAAACAATTACTCAAAAACTGGTTGAATTAACAACAGATATAGTAAAAAATAATATTTTACTATATGATTATAAATTTGCAAATTTGGTATTAAACTGTAGCGAGGGGGACGACGATATTATAATTAAGGCAATTGATTTTGATTCCATGTTTATTGATGTAAATATAACTCGTATGAAATTATTTCGTGATGTAAAAAAAATATATAAACTAACTTCTGCAAAAATAAAACAGTATTATGTTGTTATTATGATGATGTTTTTGAGTAATTTGTCATCAAATTCGTATTATGAATTTATACATAAACGATATATTCCGTATCATAATGAAATCGCAACGTGGATTCGGGAGGAACAGATAAAATATGAATTATCGGATGATATATTTTGTTATATTTTAGCCGATATGTATAAACGCCATAAGGGTATATTTATGACATATTACAAATTTGTATCAGTAACAAAAGAACAAGAACGTATTCAACAGTTTATACATAATATTCAACAATTTATACGTAATGCATCAACATAACAACCAAGATTATTGATTTGTAAGGAATGAAGAAAATTGATACATATATTATTTATTTTTTAATCAACAAATAATAAATGACTGATTATTCCGTAACCAAATTGAATTTATCATTTCGATGCTTACAAGTTTTACCGGATTTATCTCTCTACTCAAATCTACAAACATTATGTTGTGATGGAAATGAACTAACTTCTCTAAACAATCTTCCTCCCACTTTACAAAGATTACATTGTTCACATAATGAACTAACTTCTCTAAACAATCTTCCTCCCACTTTACAAATATTATATTGTTACCATAATCAACTTACTTCTCTTGACAATCTTCCTCCCACTTTACAAATATTATATTGTGATAATAATCAACTGACTTCTCTAAACAATCTTCCTCCGAATCTACAAGTATTAGATTGTGCAAATAATCAACTTACTTCTCTTGACAATCTTCCTCCCAATTTACAAGAATTATATTGTTATGATAATCAACTTATTTCTCTTGACAATATTCCTCCCACTTTACACAGTTTATCTTGTTATAACAATCGGCTCACATCTCTTGATACATTACATCTTACTTTACAATATTTTGTTTGTAAAAACAATCCGGTTTATACAACATGTAAGGAACTATATGGATTTGAACTTTCTATAAAAACGATTGAACAATACAATGAAATCAAACGATTGGAAAAAGAATGTTGCCCACTACTTAAATAGATAGCAACCAAAGAAAATTGATACATATTATTTATTTTTTTTAAACAAACATTAAATAATGACTGACTATTCCGTAACAAGTTTAAATTTATTAAATCGAGGCTTACAAGTTTTACCGGATTTATCTCTCTACTCAAATCTACAAACATTACATTGTGATGTAAATGAACTAACTTCACTTGAAAATCTTCCTCCCAATTTACAAGTATTATATTGTTCAAACAATCAACTTACTTCTCTTGACAATCTTCCTCCCAATTTACAAGAATTATATTGTTCAAATAATCAACTAACTTCTCTCTATAATCTTCCTTCCACTTTACAAATAGTATGGTGTTCAAACAATCAACTGACAAGGCTTGACAATCTTCCTCTCACTTTACAAGAATTATGGTGTTTTAATAATCCAATTTATACAACATGTAGGGAACTATATGGATTTGAACTTTCAGAAAAAACAATTGAACAATACAATGAAATATTGGAAAAAGAATGTTGCCCACTACTTAAATAAAACAATGCTCTGATTTATAAGGAGACCAAATAAAATTGATACATATATTATTTATTTTTTAATCAACAAATAATAAATGATTTATATCTCTATAAAAATCTACGAACATTACATTGTAACAATAATCAACTCACTTCTCTGGACAATCTTCCTCCCAATTTACAAACACTATGGTGTCACAATAATAATCTCACAAGGCTCAGCTTTCGAGAGAGTGATAACGACCGATTAGAGTCCGCCTTTGGGACTTCTCTAAACAATCTTCCTCCCACTTTACAAACATTATATTGTCAAGATAATCAACTTACTTCTCTTGATAATCTTCCTCCCACTTTACAATTGTTGCATTGTTCACATAATCAAATCGTAAGGCTTGAAAATCTTCCTCCCACTTTACAAAAATTATGGTGTTATAATAATCAACTAATTTCTCTAGACAATCTTCCTCCCAATTTACAAATATTGTATTGTGACAATAATCAACTAACGTCTCTGGACAATCTTCCTTCCAATTTACAAAAATTATATTGTAAAAACAATCAACTCACAAGGCTCGGCGGAGCTGAGTCCGCCTTTGGCACTTCTCTGGATAATCTTCCTCTTACTCTACAAACATTAGTTTGTTCATTTAATCAACTGACTTCTCTGGATAATCTTCCTCCCAATTTACAAGATTTATCATGTAACAATAATCAATTGACTTCTCTCGAAAATCTTCCTCCCAATTTACAAGAATTATCATGTAACAATAATCAATTGACTTCTCTCGAAAATCTTCCTCCCAATTTACAAGAATTATGGTGTAATAATAATCAACTCACAAGGCTCGGCTTTCGTAACGACCGATTAGAGTCCGCCTTTGGGACTTCTCTAAACAATATTCCTCCGAATTTACAAACATTAAATTGTTCAAATAATCAATTAACTTTTCTCGATAATCTTTCTGCCACTTTACAAAAATTATGGTGTTCAAATAATCAACTCACTTCTCTCGATATTTTACCTCATACTTTACAAGATTTTAATTGTAAAAACAATCCGGTTTATACAACATGCAAGGAACTATATGGATTTGAACTTTCAGAAAAAACAATTGAACAATACAATGAAATCAAACGATTGGAAAAAGAATGTTGCCCACTACTGAAATAAACTAACTGCCTTAAACCGTAGGAAAATATTGCCAATCCAAGTGGTTGCATACTTTTTTCCACGTTTGGTCTTGTTCTCTTTGATTACTAATATCTTTCAACAGTGGAATATGTGGTAAATACTGATGTTGCCCTAACAATACACAAAGTTGATATAATGTATAGGTATAATTAAAAAAATTGGTTCTCTCGGGAGGACAGTATAGTGTCCATGGTTGTTGAATTTCAACAAATAATACGCACAATGTTTCAATTAATTTATCTTCCATAATAGGTGGCTTAATTCCAAATAGAGAGTTGATATATTGAATATGCTCGAAATATTTATTGAGTCCAAGTTTTCGTAAAAGGTCGCGCATGATTTTATAATTAAGGAGTTTGACATCCTGACGTTCCTTTTTTATGCGTTGCCGAATACGTTCAATAACTTCGGTTGGAATTTGTGTAGTTTCTTTTGCCTGAAATTGAGAGAGAACTTCTTTAAAGTGATTTAGTTTAATATATGCCGTATACGACACCTCATTCGGGGCTTCTTTATTTGAAGGTTTTGCACTGTCCACAATATAACTTATAAATCTTCCACATGCAGTATTATTACAAATAAGAATACCTTCTTCGTCTTGCGGGATTAATTCTCCCATGCAACATGTTTCACAAATATCGGAAGAATACATAAAATCCTGAATTGTATTTGAGTTTTTTCCACATATATTTTGCAAATATGTTTTTACAGTTCTGCGAGACATACTCATATTATTATTGTCATCTGTTATATTGTCGCCTTGTTTATTTTCACTGTGTTTATTGTCACTTTGTTTATTGTCGCTATGTTTATTTTCACTATGTTTATTTTCACTATGTTTATTTATTTTGAAAAATGAGTTTAAAATATTTACATTCTGTATATTTTCGCCCGAAGATATTTTTTGTTTATCCTCAAAATAACGAAAAATATCTGCCGAATTTGCCAATAAATATTTTTTACGTCTATTTTCCAAATGGTGCAATTGTTTTATTATATTTTTTAGTTCATCTTTAATATCCATCGTATCATCTATTGATTCAGCCTCTATTAATTTGCGTTTTAATTCTTTTTTACGTATTTTTAATTCTGGAATTACGTAGGTATCATTATGATGAAAAGATGCCATCATTTCACTGTGAATTTCATCTACCGAATATTTGTTAATTGTATTGGGACTAAAAACGGGAGTTTGTGGAATGGGAAGAATTTGATTCATGAATTATATATACTTAACTTTTTATAGTTTATATGTTTTTTTGACTTCCTTATAATATTTTCGTCATTATGCTCTCTCCTTTTTGAGAGACAGGGTCTACAACAATATTTAGAGAGACAGAGGTTATTATTTATGGTAATAAAACAAAATATTATTTTCTGATATCAGTCGGACCTATTAAAAAGGAGTTGTGTTAAAATAATAAGTAATTATAGCTTATAGAATATGTCTATTATTACTGAATTAACACATTGCCGGATTTGCAAAAATCGTCATTTAGAAACTGTTATTTCATTGGGAGAACAAGCAATTACATCAAGATTTCCAACATATGGCGATTTTTCTACTCCAAAAACTCCCATTCAATTGTGTTTATGTGACGATTGCGGTTTATTACAATTGCAACAAACCACATCAAGCACCGAATTATATGAACACGAATACGGATATCGTTCCGGAATTTCAAATACGATGCGCGAACATTTACGACAATATCAGCAAGACGTTTTTACTTTAGCCGACGTTCAACCAAATGATACGGTATTGGATATTGGAAGTAATGACGCGACCACATTACGGTATTACCCTGATACAGTTCAAAGAATTGGTATGGACCCAACCGGAGAACAATTTCGCGAATATTACAATGATACTATTACTCTTATTCCAACCTATTTTACGAGAGATAATTTTATGGATATAAAAGGTTCAACCAAATGTAAAGTCGTGTCTTCTATTTCCATGTTTTATGATTTGCCCGACCCAATTCAATTTGCAAAAGATATATATGATATATTGGAAGACGATGGTATTTGGACATGCGAACAAAGCTATTTATTAACCATGTTAAAAACAAATAGCATTGATACGATTTGTCATGAACATTTAGAATATTATTCGCTTCGTCCCGTAAAAGAAATTGCCGATAGAGCTCAATTTAAAATTGTGGATATACAATTCAATGATTGCAATGGAGGAAGTTTTCGTCTGTATTTTGCAAAAGAATCCTCTCTCAAATTTAAAGAAAACACGGAATTGGTTCAACGTATTTTAAATGAGGAAATCGATTACGGCATTTTAAAAGAAAGCACCTATCGTTCCTTTTTTCGTGGGTGTGAAGAAGAGGTTCAAAAATTAAAACTATTTTTGGATGCAACCAATAAAATTCATAAGAAAACATATATTTACGGAGCATCGACCAAGGGAAATTGTCTATTGCAATTTGCGGATATTAAAGAAATCGATATTCCGTTTGCGGTTGAACGAAATCCGAAGAAAATAGGCAAGATGACCATTACGGGAAGTCGGATCATTGGAGAGGATGCTATGCGAGAACATCCTCCCGATTATTTGCTTGTTTTACCGTGGCATTTCAGAAAAGAAATCGTTGAGAGAGAATCTGCCTTTTTAGAGGGAGGTGGAAGTCTTGTTTTTCCGTTTCCATCATTTGAAATTGTCAGTCGCCGACAAAAAGTTCTTATTACGGGAAGTGGGGGACATATCGCAAAATATTTGATTGATGCACATAAAAAACATAACCATATCGATTTGTATGGAATTTGTCGCGCGAATGGGGGGACTATAGACACAACAGAAAAAATTCCCACATTTGTATGTGATATGGTATTTCAACCGAATTTATGGAAGCAGATTATTGTATTACTACAACCGGACAGTATTATTCATTTGGCTGGAATATCGAGTTCAATTGATGCACTACATAACGTTCCAAATACATATGTGACCAATGGTTTATTAACCGTCGAATTATGCGATTTTATTTATAAACAAAAACAAACGAGCAAAAAACAGATAAAACTATTTAATGCATCCAGTAGTGAAATATATAAGGGTCATATAAATTATATAGTAACGGATGACGATACATATTATAAGCATTTACACCCATATTCTATTGCAAAAATAGTAGGACATATGTGCGTGGATGATTATAGACAAAGATACGGATGTTTATTTTCAAATGGCGTTTTATTCACAACCGAATCAAAACATAAATCAACTCAATTTCTATTTAATAAAATCGGAAAATATATCCGTCAATACAAACAAGATTCATCGGAAAAAGATTTATCAGAAAAAGATTCATATAAACCACTTATAGTTGGAAGTTTAGATTCGTATCGTTCCATGTTACATGCGAGTGATGTGGCGGATGCAATTTATACAATTATAGAACAACCACTTGGTTCAAATTATGTTATTTCGCCAGAAAAATCTGAAAAAATATCGGAACTTGTCATGAAAATGTTTGAGATAAGTGGAATAACGATTGTCCAAGAAACTCCCAAAAAATGGGTCGATGCAAAAACGGGGCAACCTATTTTAATAATAGACGAAACAAATTTTGATGTAGCGCCAACAAATATTTGTGGATATGCCGAAAAATTACGAAATATTGGATGGACCCCTGAAAAAACCGTCGATTTTATATTAAATGAAATAATAAGTTAAAAGAATACGTTAAAATAGTTATAAAAATGACACATAGATTTTGGTATGATATATTCATTTCGATTATACCATAATACATACACCCATATAATACGCGTCGCAAATAATTGTATCTAACAGTTCTTCCGGATTTATCTCTCTATACAAATTTAAAAATATTACACTGCGACCATAATAATCTTATATCGTTGAACAATCTTCCTCCCAATCTACAAGAATTGCATTGTTCAAATAATCAGATTACATCGTTGGACAATCTTCCTCCCAAACTACGTGTATTATTTTGTTATAAAAATAAACTAACTTCGTTGGACCATCTTCCGCCGAATTTACACATATTATTTTGCTTACACAATTCACTTATTTCTCTGGATAATCTTCCGATAACACTACGAGAATTAGATTGTTCTCATAATCAAATTACTTCTCTAGACCACCTTCCTTCAACTATAAAAGAATTGCATTATAATTACAACAATTTCAACTGGTTGATATAAACATTTTTCGGATTTTATTTCATTAGTGAGCAACATTCTTTTTCCATGTATTGTTCAATTGTTTTTATCCATTCTTTTTCCATGTATTGTTCAATTGTTTTTATCGAAAGTTCAAATCCATGTATTTCCTTATCTAAAGTAAGAGGTAACGTAATAAGTTGATTACCGTAACAAACTAATGTTTGTAAATTTGGAGGAAGATTATCAAGAGTTGAGAGTTGATTATTGTAACAATATAATTCTTGTAAATTTGTAGGAATATTCTTAATAGAAGTGAGTTGATTGTCGGAACAAGATAAATATTGTAGATTCGGCGGAAGATTATCAAGAGAAGTAAGCTGATTATTATAACAAAATAATACACGTAGTTTTGGTGGAAGATTCTCGAGAGAAGTCAGTTGATTTTTTGAACAATCTAATTGTTGTAGATTTACATAGAGAGATAAATCATCCGGTAAAACAGTCAGATTTTTATTTGATAAATTCAATTCTGTTATGATTTTATAGTTTTTTATTTTATTCTTATTCTGTTTTTCTATATTACTACCGCTTATGTGCTGTCTTTCCATTTCAGAATATTTATTAGTTAATTCAATATTGTTATTTTTAATTAATTCTAAATCTAAATTCCAGTTATATTTATTTCTTTCTTCCCAAACCTCAATGCTTGTTCCATAATGACCATTAAATTCAGTTTCATTAAAATTTCTTAAATTCATTATATGTGTTTTTGCTTGTTCTCCATACCCAATACGGCGAGCATTTCCATAATGAGTAGTAAGATGACACATTTTACATAAAGCTACAAAACGAATTAATTTTTGGGTTTTAGTATCAATATTATAGTCCCATCTTTCATGTGCTTCTAATTTAAGTTTCGTTATTTTTGTATCACATCCACAACATTCACATATATAATTAACTCTTTCATATATGTGTTTTCGTAATATATTCCAACTACTTGGTTTGATGCTGGTTCTTACATTTGTAAACCAACAACTTCGTGGAATTAAATCAATAAATAATTCATTACCTCCAAATGTTCTATCCTCTCCAATAATTTCGGTTAATTCTATATTCATTTTATTTTTATTACATTCGGTTTTTCTATTTGAATGTCTTGTTAGGGATAATTTATTATTAAATATTTTATCACACTTTACGCATTTATAATTTTTATTCATAATATTTGGTGTAATATTATGATTAATTACCGATTCAATGATGTTTTCTACTATAGGCATAGATTCAACAACGTTTTCTTTAAAAATAGACATGATTTGTTACATGAATTAGATACAATTTGTATATCAATTTTATTCGATTATGCAATATGATTATGTTGAATCTTTTTATGGTTTTGTATTTGGCATATATATTTTACACATTGTTGTCGTAGCCCGTGTCTCTCAAAGAGGGGCAAAGCCCCTTTTTGAGAGACGCATAATGACGAAAATAGTATGCGTACAATTTCAACTAATTGATATAAATAATATTAAATCAAATATATATTTGAATGTCAATTACATATATATCGGGTGGATTATTGGGAGATTTTATACAACAATTATCCGTTATTCAAGAAATGTACATGACGACCGGTAAAAAGGGTATTTTATATATTTCCGATAAGGGGGATGCATTCCGAAATGGATTGAAGAAGACATTTGAAGACACCTATGAAATAATAATGACGCAACCGTATATGGAAGACTATATGATATATCCTGAAAATGGAGAGTATGATATAGATTTAAGTTCTTGGCGAAATTCAAAACTGTTATATAAAGAAAATTGGCATTCTATATTTTCATCATGTTATACGATTTCATGGGGACTTCATCCATGGTTGTCTGTATCCAAAAATACTATGTGGGAAAATGTTATATTGGTAAATGTTTGTTGGTATCGTCCAATTTCATCCTTTTCCATTACAGATATATTGAAAAAAACATACGGCACTTCAAAAATCGTATTTATTTCAAATGATATTGAGTCGTATGAAAAAATAGGCATTCCAGAATTGGAATGGTATCAACCAAATTCATTTACAGATATGTGTGTTGCAATTGGTTCATGCAAACTATTTATAGGAGGATTATCCGCCATGCTCACAATTGCACATGCCCTGCATCATCCAAGAGTTATTGGATTGTCCTCGGGCGAAGACGCAACGCATAATGTCGATTTTGATAAAATATTTGACAATGTATATTATGATATTTCAGAAATACCTGAACTATCCAATAATCACAAAATAAGTCGTTGTCGTCCTGCCAAACTTGTTATTCAAGTTTCTGTTGGAGAGATTGTGGATAAGTTATCTATTTTGGAAATTAAAGAAGCGGAAATACGCGATTCAAATAAACTGGTTCATATTACATATGAGAAGGAATATTTGTTAAAAGAATGTTCCATTTCCGGAATATTTACGTATCCCCATTCAAACTATTTTTATCGATTGTTGCTTTATATAAATAAAAAAATATGGGATTTTACAAATAAAATTAAATTATTGTCATACGAAATGAATCCGAACGAGTTTGCGTGTATTTCAAATGAAATTTTTATGTATAATCAACAACGATTTCGATTGAAAAATTATTTCAATATAAATGCAGTTTCAACGATAAAAGAACAAAAGAGTTATACGGAAAGTTCGGTATTCATTCTTTTGAACGAGTCATTGCCATTATCTACCATCGTATGTGCCAAAATTCAATGGCTGTGTTTACAATATGATGTTTCTTATATGTATGAGTCGGCAAATATACTACAAATACCAACGCTTTATACTATAAAGGAAAATGAAACGGTACCAGAAACAATGAAAAAAATATGTATCGATGATGTTCCGGTCCCGGACGATGTTTTTATCTTGGATTAGGAATCAGAGATAAAACACTTTTCCCAGATTATTTGGGAAAAGTTGCGTATGCATTGTTCCGTATTCATGAACAATACTGGTTCGGATGTTTGATTTATTGAGTTAATTTCAGTTTGTATTTTATCGCAAATTGAAGTATCATACGACGAAGAAATGGTAATTAATGTAAAATGTATTATGTTCGCTCTATTTATATTTCTGTATGATATTCCTACAGAAATAGTGGCAAGTATGAAATTGTGATGGTTGTCGAAATAGGTAATCGTGCATTTATCTATTCCGAAAATGGTAATTTTCATATAAAACCGAGAGGAAAGTATCTGTTTATATTCGAATATGGTCGGTTTATATATAGGAGGACGAGATTTATATATATGTGTTCGTAAAGAAATAGCCGACATGTTTAGGTTGTATTTTTTATGTTATAATAAATTATCAATTTTACCCTACTCGGATTTTATTTTAATAAAGGACAACATCATGTCATATAAAATGGATTCTGAAAACAATATAATTCCTGTAAATTGGGAGGAATATTATCCAAAGAAGTGAGTTCATTATTATGACACCATAATTTTTGTAAAGTGGAAGGAAGATTGTTTAGAGAAGTGATTTGATTATTATAACAATACAATTCTTGTAGATTCGGAGGAAGATTGTCAAGCGAAGTAATCTAATATATGTATCAATTTTTTATTGGATTGTTTTATTTCAGTAGTGGACAACATTCTTTTTCCGCATTTTCAATGCGTTTGATTTCATTGTATTGTTCAATCGTTTTTTCAGAAAGTTCAAATCCGTATAGTTCATTGCATGTTGTATAAATTGGATTCTGATAACAACATAATTCTGGTAAAATCACCCCAAGTCTTGTGAGTTGATTAAATGAACAATTTAATATTTGTAGAGTAGAAGGAAGATGTTTGAGATGTTTCAGTTGATTATTGTAACAAATTAATGTTTGTAAATTAGACGGAAGATGTTTTAGATGTGTCAGTTGATTATTGTAACACCATAATCCTTGTAAATTGGGAGGAAGATGATTGAGAGAAGTGATTTGATTATGGTCACAAACTAATTCTTGTAAAGTGAGAGGAAGATTGTCCAGAGAAGTGAGTTGATTGAATGAACAATGTAATATTTGTAAATTTGTGTATAAAGATAAATCCGGTAAAACAGTTAAGTTTTCTAGCGATAAATCCAATTCTAGTTGGTTGTTGCACTCTCTCCTTAATTGGATTTGTTCAGTCTCTGGCATTCCCTTAAGAATCAATTCTGTTATGATATATGTCGTCATTTATTATTTGTTTGATTAAAAAATAATTCATTTTTAATAATCAATTTTATCTTGGAACATACTTTTGCTTACACGTGGCGAATCTACACGCTATTTATTTCACCTAACATATTTACATAATTATTTTTAGAAGCATTCTCAAGTAATTTGTTAAAATATATATCCGACATTTCACATCTATATTTTAATTTAATATAACATCGCATACATACAAGAACATCTACAAACGCATTATGTAAATTATCGACCTTTTCAAGAAATAATACATAATATAATTCAGATAACTTTGGCCACTTGAATTTCATTTTAATCGGTGGAACGGTTTGTTGTAGTTGTGGGGGTTGTTGTGATAGTGGTTGTTGTAGTGGTGTTTGTGGTGGAACTGTTTGTTGTTGGGTTAATGTCTGTGGTGGAACGGTTTGTTGCAGAGGTGGTTGAGTAGGAAACGGATTTGTTGACGGCGGTTTAACAATAATTATTTTTGGGTGTAGAGAGGTTGTTGTTGTTGGAATGGTTGTTGGAAGATATTTTATAGTTGGGACTAAAATTTTACATAATTTTATAGTGCGAATCATGGTGCAATAGTGTTCCGGTTTAATAACCGAATCATATGCCGGATTAAAGAATGCATTTACATACGGAATGTATTGAACCAAACGGTCGTAATACCGGATAATTTGGCATCGAATAATATTAATATCAAATGAAATATTGTGTCCAACTATTTCATCACACATTTCAATATCTCGTAAAAATTCTACCAATGTCAACACAACATCCTCTCCTTTTTCTGCACATATTTCGTCGGTAATTCCGGTAATTTCTGTTACCTTATCAGGAATATGAACTCCATCCGGCAACGTAATGTATTTATTTACACATTTTATAATTGTAGGGTGAGTAGAAGAAAACTGAACAATCATATATCCGATTTGTGTTATATGTGGATTTTGGTGTAAAACATATTCCTCATTTGAATTATATGTAATGGGATACATATCATTATGTATATCAAGCGATTGCAATTCCCTTGTTTTTTTATTGGATATGTTTTTTTTCGATGCAATACTTGGGTCCGGATTGAAATCTCTCTTTTTGGGAAATAGTCCAGTAGTTTCAGTATCAAAAATAAGCGTATAGTGTCCTCTATTTTTGCATTGTTGACGTGTTCGCATGTTGTTTGGTTTATTACTTTTTTATAATATTATAACAATCAATTTTATGTGTCCTAGTCCGAGTCATATAATTCTTCCGACAGTTCTTCCGAACAACCGATATACACCACTTCTTCGACAATCTTTTTTTTACTACTGGTTTTTTTTGACGCAATATTTCTTTTTTTTATTCCCGTCTTTTTCGTTCCTATTTTTTTCGTTTTCACCTTTTTATCCACAATATCTTCGTCGTAGTCGTCTTCTTCATCGTCGTCATCGTCTTCTTCTTCATCATCGGTATCCGGCATATCGTCGTCCGCGTCTTCCACAATAAATCCATCCTTTACATATCCTTGTTTTGTTTTTTCTTTGTTATCGTCACTTTCTTCTGCTTCCGCTTCCGCTTCTGCATCGTCTGCTTCCGCTTCCGCATCAGACAAATCATCAAATCCACCAAATAAAAACTCATAAATATCTTCCCACTCATCCGATGAAAGTGATTTCGATACAGTATTGTCGATTTCACCATTTACCAATACACAATTTCCGAAAAACAATGCCGTATCGGCGGGTGGAGGAAATTCGTATTTATTTTCGGTATTTGCCTTACCTTCTGTTTTACCGTATAACGAAATAGAATACGATTTACCCGTGGATAAAGTTACGGACCAATTATGAAAAAAGTGAAATCCATCGGCAGATTTAAATCCGGCTTTTTTATATAAGTCGGAAATAGATAATGGACCTTTCACGTGTAATTCTCGAACCAATCCCAATTTTTCGACGATTAATATAGTTGGCATGTTAGGTCAATAGCAGTTTTCTTTTTATATTTGTTTTCTTCGCTTAACTCACTTGGACATGTAAAACTATTTCGGTATATAGTAAAACTAAATATGACAGTTGATAATCAAGACAAATTGGACGCGGTTAAAAAACCATATAAGGTCAGAGATTTGACTATTGATGCTACTACAAAAAAGACGAACCAAAGCCAGAAAAAATAAGACAACCAAATCAAAAAGGTAGAATATATCAACAATAATATATAATGAATTTTGTTGATAATCAAACACAAATAGATAAAATTAAAAATCCACATATGGTGGAACAATTGACAATTATGAATATGTCATCTTTTAATCAAATAATGTATCAGGAAGAGTATCAATAGAAGTTAGTTGATTATATTGACATTTTAATATTTGTAATTTGGAAGGAAGATTATCGAGAAAAGTCAGTTTATTATGAAAACAATGTAATATAGTTAATGAATCTGGAAGACGAGATAAATCGGTTAGTTCATTATTATTACAGTTTAATTCCGTTAATGTATCAGGAAGAGTATCAATAGAAGTAAGCCGATTATATTCACAATGTAATGTTTTTAGATTGGGAGGAAGATTGTTTAGAGAAGTCAGTTGATTATTATAACAAATCAAGTCTTGTAATGTATCTGGAAGTATCGGCAAAGAAGTTAGTTTATTATTCTGACAATATAATTCTTGTAATGTATCAGGAAGAGAAGGCATTTCGGTAATATTACAGGAATTGCATATTAACATTTTTAATGATGCAAATGCATCTAAAATTAAAATGTAATAATAATGAACTAACCGATTTACCTCGTCTTCCAGATTCATTAACTATAATCGAATGTGCTGGGAATATTATTTACGATGAGGTGCGTAAGGCACGTGGTTTTACTATTGATGCTACTACAAAAGAACGTTATAATGAATTTTATGATGAGACCCATAAGCCTCTATTTCATGGAGGTAAAAAAAGACGAACCAATGTCAGAAAAACCAACGCCAGAAAAACTCGACGAACCAACGCCAGAAAAACTCGACGAACCAAATCAAAACGGTAGAATATATATAATGAACTTTATGAATCGCATTTTAGGAAGAACATCGAAAATTGTCGAGAATCAATCACAATTTAATGCAATTAAAAATCCACAATTGGTAGAAGAACTAATTATTAGAAATATGACATCTTTTAATTTAAATGCATTTACATCATTAAAAAGATTACATTGTTATAGAAATCAGCTGACTTCTCTAAACAATCTTCCTCCCAAGTTACAAGAATTGTATTGTGACCATAATGAACTAACATCTCTTGAAAATCTTCCTCACACTTTACAAATATTGTATTGTGACAATAATGAACTAACATCTCTTGAACTTCCTCCCAATCTACAAGAATTATATTGTTATAGAAATCAACTAACTTCTCTCGACAATCTTCCTCCCAAATTACAAATATTACATTGTAAAAATAATCAACTTACTTCTCTTGACAATCTTCCTCCCGCTTTACAAACATTATATTGTAATCATAATAAACTGACAGATTTACCTACTCTTCCCGATACATTAACTGTGTTAAGTTGTGCGTATAATGAACTGACTGATTTACATCGTCTTCCCGATTCATTAATTGAATTAAATTGTGACAATAATCAAATCATATCTTTTAATTATCTTCCTCCCGCTTTACAAACATTATATTGTAATCATAATAAACTGACAGATTTACATACTCTTCCCGATACATTAACTGTGTTAAGTTGTGCGTATAATGAACTGACTGATTTACATCGTCTTCCCGATTCATTAATTGAATTAAATTGCGAACATAATCCAATTGACGATAATGTATTTGCTTACCATGGATTTCATATTAACGCTACTACAAAAACAAAAGACCAATACAATAGAATATATGATGAAACACATACAGGAATTGGAATAAAGGGAGGTAAAAGTAAAACAAAATCTCGACGAACCAACGCCAGAAAAACTCGACGAACCAACTCCAGAAAAACTCGACGAACTAACTCCAGAAGGTAGAATATATCAACAATAATATATAATGAGTATTACTGTTTATAATCAAACACAAATAGATAAAATTAAAA